GGTTACATTATTATGATGTTTAGGTAATTTTTTCCGACCTTCTTTATACATCGCTTCTTCGGTATGCCAATGTTTTTCACATACAGTATATAATTTGTCGAGTGCTTTAAAAATATCAGTGTGCTCCTTATCCAATTTTCGATTTATTTTTACAAAAGCAGTGTTTTTACAATTCTTAGCTGGCATTATATAATATATACAGAAAATAATTATACATATAATAATTATAAAAGCACTAAATACTTTTTGGAAAAAAGGTACTCGTTGGATTATTTCGCGATTGTGCGAGAAAGAGAGCGCAAGCTTTTATGATTTTAATGGGTATGACAGAATAGGCTATTAGATAATTGCCTATGACCTATCTTAAACCTACCGGCGTAAATAAAATTCTTCTTAAACTTATCACCATTCAAATAACTAACAACCTTTTTTAAATCCATATTTTCTTTTGGCAATAGCATTAATAGCGCTCCACCAAAATATTGTACTTTATCAGCAAACGCTACTTCTTCTTGTCTTGTAAGATTAGATATATAGATACATTCCTTACCCCAATTTTCCTCTATTAATTTTACATTTCTTGGAGCACCCCATTCAAACCAATTACTTTCATCAAAATTCTTTATTTTGCGATTTATTAGCGTATCTTTATTTTTTTGTAAGTATTCATCTAAATCTTTTTTGCCTGTTGGATATTTTTTAACCAATATATATTTATCTTTTACGTCTTTTTTATTTAATAATTGAATATTCCCAAATTGTTCGTTTTTATATACTGTTTCCTTACCAGTTACCATACCAACAGCAATGTGAAAGTAATCTTTAAATATGTGTTGTTGGGTTTCTTGTGTATCGGAAAATGTAATTAATCCGTTAGTATGTATAAGATATTTGACAGTATCATTGAATAATGTTTTCTTTGGTAATGATTTATTTTTACAATATCTAAAAATAATAACATCAATGGATGCATTTTTAAAAAGATTTTCCTTGTTTGGATGTACGATATGTGTGAAAGTGCCATGCTCCATCATTTCTTTTATTATTTTTACTGCGCTTGTTAATTTTAAAAAGTCACTTGGAACAATGAATATCAATTCACCGTTATTATCTAATAGATGGTAACATTTATCAATAAAATCAATGTATAAATTACCTTTATTTGTTTTAACATAAGGTGGATTTCCAATAATAGTATCGTATTTTATATTGATATTTTGATTCATAAAATCACCATATACAATATCATCTTTATTTATACCTTCTAATAAAACTATATCTTCATCTATTTCATACATATCAATGGGTATATTTTTAAATTTTTTCTTTGCTCGACAAACAAGGTCTCCCCTTCCAATAGAAGGTTCTAATATTTTGTTTGGTATGTTAAATATTAAACCAACTACATGATTTTGTAAATATTCATCTTCTGTAAAATATTGTCCTTTTGAGTGATAATCAGTCATTTAAATATTTATAAAATAGATATTTAAATCAATTTTATTTGTTCGAAATAACTTTTATTAATCTCACAACCAATGAATTTTCTTTGTGTATTTTTACAAGCTATTGCTGTCGTCCCTCCACCCAAAAATGTATCCAAAACAATATCTCCTTCATTTGAGTGCTTTTTTATCAGTTCTTCAAATAAAGGGATGCTTTTTTGTGTGGGATGAAATCTACCCTTACCATTCTGTATTGGGTATTCATAAATACCTTTATCATATTTAGAGTTGAAAGTAGGTTTTCCACCTTTAACACCAAGAAGAGCGATTTCTCTTGTGTTTGATAAATAATTAACAGATTGATTTAATGGAACAGGATTAGTTTTTATCCATTCTATAAATCTGATTTGTTTAAATTTGTATTTTTCCATTGTGATTTTTAAAGAAGTTAATTTCCATAGATCAAAGAAAATGATGCACGTTCCACCCTTTCTCAATTTTTTATAAAATAATTCTATAAATTCTTCTAATTTTTCCATAGTGAATTCTTTATCCCAATCACCATAATCAGTTTTATAACCATACTTTTTGCCTGATGTGTTACCATATTTAAGATAATTTTCTTTGTACTTATCACTTTTAATTTTATTTTTTAATTTATAATCATTCCATTCCTTTTCTGTTTTTACATTTTTTCCTTGTTCTTCTATAGATTTTACTTGTTCTGTAAATTTATTCATTCCAGAATCTTTCGATATAATATAAGGAGGGTCTGTTAATATAAGGTCAATACTATTGTTTTTTAATGTTTTCAGAAATTCTAAACCATCGCAATTACTAATATCCATTACAATAATATATAAAATAATATTTAATAGGTTTCAAATATTATTTAACGTCTTTTCTTGGTTTTACATTTCTTGTATTTACCTTTCTTTTTACCTGATTTGTGACGGCATCTTTTACCTCTGCTTTTTCCTTTCTTTCCTTTTTTGGCGGTTTTGCCCTTTTTAACACTGCCAAAATGCCCTTTCTTGGTGAAATAACCTTTGGCATGCAATTGTTTAAGACCTTTGCTTTTACCATAAGCGTGCTTCTTTCTTGAAACAATGCGCCCGTGTTTGTTTTTGATCAAGTCACTTCTTTTCAAGCCTTTTTTACCGTAACCGGTTTTGTAGGCAGTTCCATTCCACACTTCTCTTCGCGACCCAACAGTGATTTTGTATTTTTTACCACCAACCATGGATGCGCCATCTTTGTTGTAAACATTATTTACCATTATATTAATTGTGTAGAAAATAATTAAACGCAATTTTTTGTTCTAAAGTAAATATATGATGGACCCAGAAGAAGATATAGAAATAATAAATAATTTTATAATGAGAAATCAATTAATGGAAACGGTAGAAGAAGTGAAACAATTAGAACATTTATTGAAGGGTGCTAAAGAAAGACTAAAATTAGAAATGGAAAAAAGAGGATTATGGGGATGGAGGAGGTGGTTTTGGTCAATATTAGGTTATTATTAATATGAGAAGGGATATTAATAATAAAATTGAAATGATATAAATACATATGAATATTGTAATAAATGGCGACCATGAGTAATAAACTTGCGAAACAATATCAGTCTATGACTGCTTTAGAACATATAGAAAAGAAACCAGATACTTATATAGGTGCTATTGAAACCGATGAACTTGAAACTTGGGCATTAAACAAGGATAATACTGCTTTCGAACATAAAGTAGTAAAATGGGTTCCTGGATTATATAAATGTTTTGATGAAGCGATTGTAAATGCTCGTGATCATTACATTAGAATGAAATTATCAAAGGAAAAAAAGAAGAATGTTGTAAAAAATATTGAAGTTAGTTGTAATAATGATGTTATTGAAATAATGAATGATGGTAATGGTATTGACGTAGCAATGCATCCAAAAGATAAATTATGGATACCAGAAATGATATTTATGCATTTAAGAACATCTACTAATTATGATGACGAAGAAAAGAAATTGGTAGGCGGTAAAAATGGATTTGGTATTAAATTGGTATTCGTATTTGCCAAATGGGGTGAAATTGAAACTGTTGATCATGTTCGAAAGTTGAAATATACGCAACGAGTAGAAAGAAATTTGTCTAAAATTCATAAACCAAAAATAGAGAAATATACTGGAAAACCTTATACTAAAGTAAGGTGGATGCCTGATTATGAGAAATTTGGATTGGATGGTATGACAGACGACATTTGGAGTCTCTTGAGAAAAAGAGCATTTGATATCGCAGCTGTAACAGATAAATCATTAAAAGTAAAGATTCAAGGGAATGAAATTCAGGTGAAATCATTTGAACAATATGCTGATATGTATATTGGAAGTAAAGAAGATGCTCCAAGAGTATTTCAAAATAGTGATAGATGGGAATGCGTTGTTGGTCTATCTCCATTGGATGAATTTTCACAAGTAAGTTTTGTTAATGGTATTTATACAGGCAAAGGTGGTAAGCACGTAGATTATATAGTCAATCAAATATGTAAGAAACTGATTGAATATATTAAGAGAAAGAAGAAAGTAACGGTTAAAGCCACTACTATAAAAGAACAATTGATTGTATTTGTTAATTGTATGATTGAAAATCCAGCTTTTGATTCACAGACTAAAGATTATATGAATACACCTTATAGTAAATTTGGATCAAAATTTGAAATCACAGATAAAACAATTGATAAATTAGCTAAAATGGGTGTAATGGATGCTGCTATTAGTTTGAATGAAGTAAAACAGATGAAACAGGCGAAATCAACTGATGGTAGAAAAAGTAGGAGTATAAGAGGCATACCAAAATTAGTTGACGCGGGAAAAGCAGGTGGTCCAAGTTCAATGCAATGTACGTTGATTTTGACAGAAGGGGATTCGGCTAAGGCGGGTGTTATGTCAGGATTGACAAAAGAAGATAGAAATTGGTTTGGTATATTCCCATTAAAAGGGAAATTGTTGAACACATTGGATGCTGCTACAGCAAAAATTAATAACAATACTGAAATTGCTAATATTAAAAAAATAATGGGATTACAAACAGGTAAGAGATTTAAAAATAAAGATGATATGAAAAAGACATTGAGATATGGAAAGATAATGATATTAACTGATCAGGACTTAGATGGACATCACATTAAAGGCTTGACTATTAATTTGTTTAGTTCTCAGTGGAATGATTTATTTCAAATGAATGACTTCTTGGGTTATATGAATACGCCTATTATTAAAGCAACAAAAGGTAAAAAAGAAAAATCATTCTATAATGAGAAACAATATAAAGATTGGAAAAAAGAAAATGATAATGGAAAAGGATGGAAAATCAAATATTATAAAGGATTAGGAACGAGTACAGGCAAAGAATTTAAAGAATATTTTGCCAAGAAAAAGTTTATAATGTTTAATTTTACAGGTGAGGAATCACAGGATGCTGTAGATAAGGCATTTAATAAAACAAGAGCTGATGACAGAAAGGAGTGGTTAAGTGATTATGATAAAGATGCGAGATTAGATGTTGATAAAAAGAAATGTCCAGTGGAAGATTTTATTGATAGAGAATTAATACATTTTGCGAAATATGATTGTGAGAGGTCGATTTGCAATTTAGTCGATGGTTTCAAGACAAGTCAAAGGAAAATAATATATGCCGCATTTAAGAGGAATTTGACAAAAGAAATTAAAGTAGCACAGTTTTCAGGTTATGTTAGCGAACATTCAGCATATCACCACGGTGAGATGAGTTTAAATATGGCTATTGTTAAATTAGCGCAAGAGTTTACGGGATCTAATAACATAAACACATTAATGCCTAACGGACAATTTGGAACGAGATTATCAGGGGGGAAGGATCATGCAAGTGAAAGATATATATTTACATTGTTGAATAAACTAACCAGACATATATTTCCAGAAGCAGATGATAAAATATTAAATTATTTAGATGATGATGGAACGCCAGTAGAACCAGATTTCTATTTACCAATATTACCAATGATTTTAGTGAATGGAGGTAAAGGTATTGGAACTGGTTTTAGTCAAGATGTAATGTCATATAATGTTAAGTCATTGTGCGAATATATTAGAAACATGTTAAAGGGTGAAACAAAACGTCCATTAATAGAACCGTATTATGAAGGATTTGAGGGAGAAATTATTAAATCAGAATTTATTCATAAAGACGATGGTAAAAAATATTTGAAATACTTATTCAAAGGAAAATATAAGATTATATCTTCTGATACAATACAAGTCACAGAACTTCCAGTTGGTTATTGGACTGATAGTTTTAAAGAGGATTTGGAAAAGTTAATGGATGACAAAAAGAAGAAGGCTATTATAAGAAATATTCAAGACGACAGTACTGATGCTGTAATTGATTTCAAAATCAAATTTGTTCCTGGAGTATTATCTGATTTAGTAACTAAAAAAGTGGATAAAAATTTAAATATGTTAGAAAAAGTGTTGAAGTTGGTTACAAGTAAAACTACAAGTAATATGTATTTATTTGATGAAAAACAACAATTACATAAGTATTATACAGTAGAAGATATTATTAGAAAATACTATCCAATTCGATTGAACGGGTATAAAGAAAGAAAAGCATATTTATTGAAGATATTATCGAGAGCTATAGCAATATTATCAAATAAAGCAAGATTTATTAAAGAACAATGTGATGAAGTTATAGATTTGAGAAAGAAAAAGAAGAGTGATGTAATTGATTTATTGAAATCAAGAAATTATAATGTAATAGATGGCGATGAAGAATATAAATATCTAAGAACTATGACAATAGATAGTTTAGAAGAAGAGAACATTGCTAAATTATTAAAAGATAAGGAGACAAAATTACAAGAATATAAGATCTTAAACAAAATATCTATACAAGAACTATGGTTAGAAGACTTAAATGAATTTGAAAAGGTCTATGATAAATATTGTGTTGAAAGAAGAGATAGATTGGTAGGAGATGGAAAATCTAAAAAGAAGAAAAAGAAGAAGAAGGTGAAAGCTTAATAAATATACATAAATATAAATTTTTTAATTTATGTGTATTTATATAAAATTTAAGTTAGCAAGGCGACATCCTTGAATATAACCATTAAAATTGAATTTTAATTTGTAATGAGATGTAAATTACTTATAAATAAAATCATGAATCAAAGCTTATTGAACAAATATAAAGAAAGAATAACTCCAATCGTATTGGAGATTATAAATAGAAAACCAAGAGAGTTTGTGTGGGAATCAACCTTTTTAGGTAATTCGACAGAAGAAGCAAAACGAAGAGAAGACACTGCTTTTAAAGAGAGACAAATTAAAATGAAAGAGGGAGATATAGCACAAGCTATGATAGGAAATTGGCATGGATATGAAGATTTGGGTATAGGTCACGTGACAGGTGTAGATTGTCGTAAATTAGATAATATACAAATATTAGAAATAAAAAATAAATGGAATACTTGTAATAGTGGTTCGGCGAAAACTGTAAAGGACAAGTTGGCGGAATATAAAAATAATAATCCAAATACTGAATGTATTTGGGGAATTATAAATCCAAAATCTGGTGTTAGTGGTAAAACAACAGTAATCCAACATAATGGCGTAGAAATACTGCAACTACAAGGCGATGATTTATTTAAAAAAATATTTGTAATTGATGGATATGACTACACAAATGATGTGAGAAATATAGTAAAAAATATTATGTATAATTAATCGAAATAATAGTGTGAAGACAGGAGACAGCTTTTTTTATTCGAGAACATTATGTATTTCTTGAGCTATAGCGTGAGCCATTTTAGGTGGAACAGCATTACCAATTTGTTTGTATTTTTGAGCTAATGAACCATAAAATTTATAATCATCTGGAAAACTTTGTATTCTTGCTGATTCGAGTACTTGTAGTGGTCTTGTTTCAATAGGATGACATCTTTCGGTTTGTTTTTGTTGCGGAGAACATAATATAGTTAGAGAAGGTTTATTCATATGAAGCCGTTTTGCTATACCTCTTCTACCTCCACCCGAATTATAACTCGCTCCCATATAAGCAATTTGAACTTCTTCAGGTAAATTAATCCAGCAACCGCCCTGTGGCACTTGTCTCATTACTTCATATTTTTCTGGTTTATATATAGAACCTTCGCTTTCTGGACAATTAGTTAATACATCTTTAAGAACAGGTTTATATGCGTGTTCTTTTGGAAAAGTGAATGTTTTCTTAATATCATTTCTTACACCTATAATTATTAATCTTAAACGATTTTGAGGGACACTATAGTCGTTAGAATTTAAAACTTTATATGAGATTTTATATCTATTTATTTTATTAAACTCGTCTATTATGAATTTAAATGTTTTACCTTTATCAACGCTTAATAATCCTTTTACATTTTCAACTAAAAATATTTTTGGGTTAATTTCATCAACCATTTTTATAAAGTGTAACATAAGTTTCCCTCTTTCATCTTTAATACCCTTTCTTTTTCCTGCTTGTGAAAATGATTGACAGGGGACACCACCCATTAATACATCTGTTTTATTTTTGTATTTATTATAATCAATATCGATCATGCTACCATGATGGACAGGAACATTTTTGTGATTTATTTTAAGTGTTTCGCAACAATTTTTATCAAAATCATTTAATAATATAGGCTTAAAATTTGCGTTTATAAATCCACTACTTAAACCTCCGGCTCCAGCACATACTTCTACAAATGTTTTTTGAGACATGATATATATTCAAATGAATATATATAATCTAAATCAATTTTATTCAATTAAAATGTTCCTTCCTAAAATAGTAATTAGAACCAACCTTTAAAGTATAATGTATTAGTATGCATAGTTGATTTAGGTCTTTCCATAGGAGTGGCGATGGTGCTTACGTCGTGTTTATATCTGGTATATGCTTTTGCTTCGCTTAATATTTGTGGAGCACAATAATCAACAACGAGTTTATTTAATGCTATAATTTGTTCTGTTATGCGATGAGGTTTGTTAGAAGAATACTGTAAAAATGTGCTTCTCATTATTATTTTTAAAGTATCTTCATTCTGATCACCAATAACATACATTGTTTTAGACAAATGATAAACAGCTGCTTTTATGGCATTTTGTATAATTCTAATATTTTCACCAGAAAAGAAAGCATCAGACAATACTGTGGATTGCCAATTACCAGCCATAGCATCTTTGTATGATGTTGATTTATTATTAAGAGGAACTTGTTCATATAGTTTAAATATATCGGATTGATTAGGACCCATAATATTTACTCTACCGTTATTCATTATATTAGTAATTGAGATAAAATAATAAGAGTAAAAATTTAATTATCTTGATAATTAATATATGGCAGATGGAGCGTTTCAAAAAAATGTTGCAAAAGCTGCGCTTGTAGTTTTTTTAATTATGATGGCACTAATGGCCTTAATGATGGCTAAATTTAAAGAAAACCAATTGTATCCTCCAGAGGTCCCTCCTTGTCCAGATTATTGGATTAATAAAGGCGATCAAAAATGTGAGAATAGACAAGGTTTAGGAAATGGAAGCTGTACAGGGACGGCGAATTTTTCCGCTAAAAAATATCAAGGAATGAAAGGTAGAAAAGAAAGATGTAATTTTGCTAAGAGATGTGAAATAGAATGGGACGGATTAACAAATGTTAAAGGTACCTGTTAAACAATTAATTACAGATAATTTATTATTTATAATTAATAATATGGATATGTTACCAGAAGATTTATTAAATCATATTTATGGGTTTATACCCCTACACATTAAATGCTTATTATCTTCTAAAAATTATAATGAATATAATAGTTATCATTTTGAATATTTAAATAAAACTATTTATGGGAATCATTTAAAATTAAATAAGCGATTCACTTTTGATACTTATGTAAGACGTTTAATTAAAAAAGATATGTATTATGTATTTACATTTGTGTTGAAAAATAATATGAAACAATGGCGTAAAATGAAAAAAAAAAGATATAAAAACTTTAATTATAAATCTAAATTATTGTTCTATTCATTTTATTGCATTGAATGTAAATCAAACAAATGTTTACAAAAAATAAAAGATTATATTTAATTTAATTAATAAAGATAATTCATAATACTAATTTATAAATGGAACAATTGAATATGAATCAGTTATTAAATCGATTAGAAGAAGAAAAAACTATAAAAAAGGCATTGAACTATTTTGAAAATAATAAATCAAATTTATTAACAAAAAGAGGTATATATATTTATGGATCTCCAGGTTCGGGTAAGACAATATTCATAGAAAAAATATTGAAAGATTTAAATTATGATGTTATAAAGTTTGATGCAGGTGATGTGAGAAATAAAAGTATTATAGAAACAATAACGAAACATAACATGTCAGATAAAAATATCATATCCTTGTTTCAAAAAAAAATTAGAAATATAGCAATCGTTATGGATGAAATAGATGGAATGAATTCAGGGGATAAAGGAGGTATAAATTCATTAATAAAATTAATAAGACCAAAGAAAACGAAGAAACAAAAAAAAGAACAAATAACAATGACACCTATAATTTGTATAGGTAACTATCATATAGATAAGAAAATAAGAGAAATGATGAAAATATGTACTACAATAGAATTGAAAAAACCATCAAATGATAAGATAAGAAATTTAATAGATTTATTAATGCCAAAAATAGATAATTCATTAATTTCAAATATAATAGAATTTATACAAGGAGATTTGAGAAAATTGAAATCGACGTATGATATTTATAATACACATCAGACTATATTAAAAAATCAATTGATTCAAAATCTTTTTCAAAAAAAGAATTATAATGAAGATACAAAAGAAATCACAAAGAAATTATTAAACAATAATTATAAAATAAACGAACATTCTTTGTTAATGAATGAAACAGATAGAACAAGTGTAGCTTTATTATTTCACGAAAACATTATAGACCTATTTGAAGATTCAAATAAAGATGTAACTATAAAATTTTATCTTGATATTTTAGAAAATATATGTTTTTCTGATTATATTGATAGAATAACATTTCAAAAACAAATATGGGTATTTAATGAGATGAGTTCTTTGATAAAAACGTTTTACAACAATTTTTTATTACATAAAGAATTGAAGAAGAAATATAAAAAGAAAAAATATAATCCAACTAACGTTAGATTTACAAAAGTTTTAACCAAATATTCAACCGAATACAACAATAGTTTATTTTTTCAAGATCTTTGTAAGCAATTAAATATGGATAAAAAAGATTTATTTTCATATTTTATGGATTTGAGAAAAAAATATACGATAGAAGATATTATAAAACTGTTTGATAATGATAATTATGAAATAAATAAATTAGATATTTCAAGATTTTATAGATATATAGACTTCTTAATAAACGATTAATTTCCATTAATAAAAGATTGAAATGCTTCTGCTGTTCTTTCACCATCATATGGTTTTACTACTTCACCATTTTTGGTTAATAAAATTGTTGGAAATCCTTGAACACCCATTTTGTCCATTAAACCAGGATTTTCATCTTTTTCAACTTTATTAACTTTTACACCCTGATTATTATTACTCTGCATAAATTTATTCCATTCCGGCATCATTTCTTTACAATGTCCGCAATCTTTCCAATAAAATAAAGTAAATTCTTTCCCTTGTCCGGAGAATCCTTCTAACATTTCGCCTTGCATATGTCCACCACTAATAAGTTCATTATAAACAAACCTTATAACCATAATAACACCAAATGCTACAAGTAATTTGACAGGAAGTGGTTGTTTATGAAACTTGGCCATAGTTTTTTTTAGAAAACTTTGTATCGTCATTATAATTAATATTGAGATAATAATTATATTAAGATTTATTTATACTAACAGAAAGATAGAATCTTAAAATATCTTTATTTTTGATAAAATTAGCAGGAGATAAACTGGTTTGTCTCACGAAATTAGGATTTGGATTAACAAGTAATTTTCTTTTATCAAATGTATTATATTGATGTGCGAATACTAAAATAGAATGTCTTGGGTCCAATTGAACAAAAGGAATAGTATAATTTTTTAAAAACTCTTTCTCTTCTGCCATTTCGGCATTATCATTATAACGTGTTATTTTCAATAGTTCTTTTTTAAATGCAAAGGTTCCGGCTGTTGCATGAGATTGACCATAAGGACCAAATTGAAATACTTTTTCTAAATCATTAAAGTATATAAAAACAACACTACTCCCCGCAGCAATCGCTCTTGGTTGCGACATTAATCTTGAAACGGCGTGACTTACTCTTTTAGGTGGATAATAATCATCATCGTCCATATAAACCAAAATATCTCCTGTGCATTTTTCATGCATATAGTTTCTTTTTCTACCTAATTTCATTTTTTCTTCTACTCTAAAATATTTCACACACGTGACATCTTTAAATAAATCTTCTACACAATCTTCTCCATCATCAATAATGACCCATTCCATTAAATCACGTGGATAATCTTGTTCTAAAAAACATTTTATCAATGTTGGTATAAATGCTCTTCTATTATAAGTTGGTGTACAAATACTCACAGTAGGTCTTCCCGCATGTCCTTTATTTACTTTTCTTCTATTTTTCTTTCCCATTACTATTAATTAGTTTATATCTTTAACTAATTAATTTAATAAATTATCTTTTCCTTCGGCGATTTTTATTTTTTTTTCCACCCCTCATTGTTCTTAATGCTTGATTTGCCACAACATTAGCTACTGGACCACCCATTCCAGCTGTTGCCATTGCTGTCCCAACACCTACCATTGCTGCTCTATTCTGCATCGCAGGATTGTTCGCTATTTGATTCATGGCATTCCCATATTTTACAATAGGTTCTTTGGCGGCAGCATTCATTACAGAATTAAAAACCATTCCCTGTGCTGAAGGCGCCGGCGATGAACTTACTGACGGTTTGTCTCCGCACGGTGGTTTTATTTTCCAACCTTCTTTCATTTGTTCAGTCCATCTATCTTTCCAACCATCGGCACCATATTTTAAATGATTTGGTCCTGTATAAGCCCATTGTTCTTCTTTTGGTAAAGTAAATTCAGAAGGAATCACTTTGAGTGTTGGATCCTTGTCTGGCTTTTTACCCGCAAAAGGGATAACTTGTTTAAATAGATTTATAAATACACATCCCAATATTAGCACACCTAAAGCATAAGGCCAACCAGAAATATTCTTTTTAACTTGTGCCCAATACCAATTATATGATTGTCCAAAAACGTTTTTCCAATCACCTCTCCATTTTGGACCTCCTTTCCAAAACGCAACTCCTACTTTAAAATACGCTGGATACATTTCTGTATTTGCATATTGTGCTGTTGCAAGTAAAATAAAAATAGTTATAATAAGAAAATATTTTGCTACTAATTTTTTTAATATATACCATACTGTTTTACTTGTTTCTGGCATATTTCTTCCAAATAACCAGTAAACACCATATAAAGGTAATATATACATAGCTATAATCATATTGAATGAAAATATAGAACCGATAAGTATTCCTCTATAGATTAATCGCCAAATTTTGGCCATAATAACAGCAAACCACGCTGTATCATCATGGCCTGTATGCCACCAATATTTACTAAACAAAAATCCTAAGGCTTTATCTTTACATTCTTTCATTCTAAACGCATCTATAATTGCCATAATACTTGCGTAAATCAATGATATATAAGGTATTCCTATTGGAACTCCTAAGTATTGTTGCGCCAATTGTCCTGTTCCTACCATTAAAAATACAACAGTAACAATAGTTACCCAAAATACACCCAAAAAGGTTTTGATTGTTTGCCACCATGTTTGTGGTCCATCAGGAATTTTTGGATTTAAAGCGGGTGGTAAAGGACCAATAATAGATTTATATATGTCTAAAAATCCGTCAAACATATTTCTTGCTTGTAAAAACATATCTCTAACATGATTAGCCCATATTGTCTGTGGATAAACAAAACCTCCATCTCCAACATCGTCACTTGGTTGTGCCCACGTATAAGGCCAACCGTGTTTTCTTGTTGAAAAATATCCCAAATTTCCCATCTCGCTTAAACTTGCGGATTTTACACCGGGTGGTGCCTTTTTAACATAAGGCGGTTTAAATGGATCTGTTCCTGCGACTTGATTACTACTATAACCAGGCATTTTTTTATATTCATTTAAAACAATCCATAGATGTGCGGGTATATATAAAAATAATAATACAAAAGCAAATATATTTAATGCTGCTATTCCAGCATTTACTGCTCTCATTTCAGGACTACGATTTCTATCTGTACTTGTGCCTATAAATCCTTCTTTAGTTTTATCTTCTTTCGTTTCATCTTCTTTATTTTTTTTATCTTTATTTTTTTCGTCTTTTCTCATTGTATCAATTTTTCTTTCATTCTCTTCAATTATTCTCTTTGCCTCTGATTCAGTTAATGATTTTTCTTTGGACATATATATTAGATATTGATATTATTATTATAGAATATTAATTAATATATTTAATAATTTAGGAGCTAAATATATAATGAATGATAAAATTTTCACTTTCTTATTAATAGTATCGGTATTATGGGTAGGCCTTCATTTTTTTACAGATTTAAGTAGATATACTAAAGAAAACAAAATTATAAATACTTCTAAGATTGATAATATGTATTGGACTTTTAGAACCTTAATGCCAAGATTGAATACACCTAATACAAGAATTATATTTAATTAATATTAATTATGAATAATTAATTATGTCTATAATTAATATATATGTTCGGTGAAGTTATTGAAATATTTCAAAATATATTTAATCAAACAATTCATTATGCAATGAAATTTTGGAAAGTTTTAAGTATTATATTAGTTGTTTGGGTTTTTTATCATTTTTTGGTTGATGGTGAAATTATGGTAAGAACCGGTAAATTGCCTGAAACATTTGTATCTGAAAAAGAAAAAATATTTAATTCCAATAAATTTGCTCTTGTAACATTACCTAATTTAGATAATTATGATGTTGAATTATCCATACCCTCAGGACAATTATTACACAATACAGTTCAAGGAAATTGGGGATTGGCTACGGACGCAAATAATTCAGGAATGACTTTGGGTGTTTATAGAGATGGTTATTCCGCCGATGGTAGTATATTTAAAGGTAAAAGTGGAAAACTATATAAACGTATGTTAGAACAAGGACCTTATGTTATTAAATACTCAATTAGAAAAGGTAAAAAGGGCCATCATGTTAAAGTATATGTTAATGAAAAATTAATACATGATATTAAAAATGAGGGTGTTCCATCAGGCGATTTAAAAGTTATGGGAACTAATTATGCTAATTATAATGAAGAAACTACAGGAACAGAAAGAGGTAGAAGAAAGATCGATTATATAAAATTTATACCCATGGAATCATCTAAAAAAGAAGGTTTTACAACTGGAACCGCATCTACTATAGTTGGATTACAAGCAGAAGCAAGAACAAGAAATGCTTTAAGAGAATATTTCCTTGCGGTTAAAGATTTATGCAAAGGAGATAATTCAAATTGTGAATGTAAGCCCAAACCAAGTAAATTAAAAAATTCTATGAAAAAATTATTAACTCCGTGGGCTCGATTTTCTCAAATAGCACCTTTAGCATTTTATAAAATGAATGCTGAAATCGCAAAAGGTATGACAGCACAAGAAGCTATCGCCAAATATGCTTCAGACTTAACAGGAGACAAAAGAAAAGATAAATACTTTTTAAAGAAAATGACCAGAACAAGTGCTGGCGAATTAGCAAAAGAATTAAATATGTCCAGTGCAGGCGAGTTATCTAAGATGATGAGTGAAGCCAATCAAAAAATAGCTTGTCCTACTTGGACAATACCATCTCCATATTCTATGCCCGAAGAAACAGCAAATAGAAGCCAACCCATCTATTCACCTGAGCCTACACAAACCACACAACAACAACAACAAACAGAGAAAAAAGAACAACAAACAGAATTTGTTAATGCAAGTGAAAAAACAGATACTATTTGTCCAAGAAACTGTATGAAACCAAGAGTTTTAAACGAATATTGTGAAAAAGATATTATTAGAATGGTCGTTGGTGGTGAGGATAAATTTTACAGAAAATGTGATTATACCTGTAAAAAACGATCAGACAAAGATTATATTAATTATGACATGAGTGGTCCAGGAAATCCATATGACCCAAAACGAGATGGTTGTAGAGATACAGAAGCTCATTGCGTTGGTAAATGTAATAAAGTATTAGTTGAAACTGATGAAATGGGTAGGGATTTACATTCATTAGCCAATAATTATACTAAAACACAAGAAACTGTGGATTACGCAAAATCAAGATTATTTGCTACTAAACAAACAACCGGATTATTTGGTGTTAAGGATAATCGATTGGGCGGTTCCAAAACTGCTTATCGAAGCGATTATAAACCACGAAATCCTAATCCAAAATTCGGTCCTATTGATTATGATGCTGTATGGGATTTTACTCCATAAAATTGATTTAATTTTTTAATCATGTTAATTTTTAAAATAATATGATTAAAACACACAATAACAAAATAATTAAGAATATTGTAAAGGGTTTAAAATGTAATCCCCCAACACCACCTTGTAACGAAGAAACATTTTATTGTTGGTTTGGTACAATAAAGAATGATAAAAAATCATTAAAACCAGTTAAATGTAACTATAAAATAGTTTTACCAAAAGATTAACGTCTCTTCTTTCTCGTCTTCTTTCTCTTTCTCCTTCTTCTCTTACTCTTTCTCTTTTTAGATTTACGGCGTGTTTTGCGTCTTTTTTTACGTCTGGTTTTTCTCTTTTTTCTCCTTTTCCCACCCATTGTCGTACAATTTGGGATGGGACATCCATAACGAGACTCTTCATTTTCATTTTCGAGTAAAAATTCTTCATCTATTTGTTGTTCAGTTAGGTATTCAGTACCTGAACGCGTGCCACGAATCTCCACCCATCGCTGATTCTCCCCATCAAATTCAAACACACGATCATGTATACCTTGCACTCTTGCCTCGCTATCCGAAATTTGTCGTCCAATTCTCCATGGGCGTAATCTAATATCATATTTTACACCACGTCCAGACTTTTTTTTATAATATGCCCAAATAGCTAAAGCTCCCAAAGTTCCAACAACAAATAAACCACTCCAAAATACTTGATTTGCCGCGCGTATCGTATTTCTGCTGTGTATTTTTAGAGTATCTTCAATCTGATTCTTAATATCGAATGTCATTTTTTTTGCTTCATATTCAAGTTTCATTTGTTGTTCAGCCACACTACGAGAAAATCCTGTTGTGTAATCATCAACAGGTTCCCAAAGATTTATAGCTCTTGCATATTCATCCATATTATATCTCATTCTATCTATCCAATCATCCATATTGTAAGTAGCGTGGCGTCGTGCTTGAATCTGTTTCGCGTGTTCTTCTCCCCCTTCTACAGTCTTTTGCATCTTTCCCTTAGCTTTTTCTATCAATTCATTCTTGGTTTTTTCTACTGCCATTTCTCCAACAACTGTCAAATATAATTTCATATCTTCGCGAGCATGACCCCTGTTTAAAATAACATCAACGACTTTTATTTTGTCTATCAAATCTGTTTTAGGATAAACTTGATCTGTCCATACCTCGTGGGCTTCATATACCACAACACCAGTACCCATTTTTTCATCATCAGATTTGCCATCAGTTAATTCCATAAGTGCTGGTGGTCTTTTAAATTTATACACTTCTGGACTTGCTTCTTCTACCCCTAACAAATTCGAGCTCAAAATACGAATAAGGTATGAACCATACACACATAAAGTTAGTAGATGATAAGAAAAATAAATATAAGGTGCGGAATTTATACCTTGTTTTCCTGTCTTAACAAATGCACTATCTTTATCCTCATCTACTTCAAGAATTACGGGTAATTCATCCAAATATCGATTCGCTAATTGAACTGCTTGTGTATTTTGAACATTGGCCACCATGGTCATTACATTATCGTAAGTTGCCATAGCATAATCATTTGGCGTTGGTCCTTCATCGCCCTCCCATTCACCATCATCGTTCCACGCCCCACCACTTTGTTTTTTCCTTCCTCCTTTTTTTGAACACTCTTTACAAGCTTGTTTCTTAGTGCCTAATCCAATACTCGCATATAACACATTAGTTAAATGGTTTAATAGAACCGTACTTTCGTCGTCATCAGTCCCCTTACTTGCAACACGATTTATATTTTTTTTAATATTTTTATCATCTTCATTATTATACTCGCCATTTATTAGGTCTTTACATCTGTCATAAAGCTTCTTATTTTTAACACTTTTACCAGTATTTAATCCTATATAAAAACTAAAAAATGATAATTCAGGAAATTTTTCAACTCTTTTTAGTTCTTGTTCTTTTTCTACTTTTTCTGTTGCTAATGAACTCATATATATATATTAATTGATATAATTAATATTTATAAAAACGGGCTTCTAATTTTCTTTTTTCTTTTAACCTTTTTCTTACCTTTACCCTTTTTTTTACCCTTAGTTTTTTTACCCTTTTTCTTTGTACTTGCTTTAGTTTTCTTTTTCTTTGGAGCTTTTTTTACAGTTTTTCTTTTTTTACGAACAGGCTTTTCTTTTCCTGGTAAATATCTTAAGAAATACCATTCATATTCTTCAGTATCTTTTTTATCTTTTAATTCATTAAATTTTCGTGATTTTTCTGCTAACAATTCTTCTTTGGCATGAGCAGTTCCATAACAATCCATACTAAAACGTCTTAATATTCCATGACCTTGATTAATGCGATTTTTTTCTAAAACTCTATATAAAAATTCACACATACACAAAATACGTTGTTCATCATAATAACTTCTATTACTGTATAAAAATGCTAAATAGAAACTCAACATAGTATCTAAGGTAGCAATTTTAATGAATTCTCCTTCTAATCTTATTTCATTGTAACTGTGACAAGAAAGAGGTTCATATATAAATACAACAGTTTCTTCACCAACAACAATTTCATAATGAGGCGCTACAATTTCTCCAATACCTTCGTGTTCAATTATTTCAACATCAGTTATACCAATATCTTTTAATCTTTCTTTAATTATTCTTGCGCAAGCGGTTGGATCTTCTGATAAAACATCAAAATCAGGAATTCGTGGAACTTTAGTTTTTCTTAGTTTTGGAATTTCTTTTAAATACAATCTATTTGCAAATGCACCAAAGAAAACACAACCCTGATTTATTAACGTATCTTTAACTACATAAAATATTTTGTCTTCTATTTTATTTAAAAATAGGTCATCCTGACTTACTTTACTACCACCCTTCTTTGTTCGTTTAATAATGGTTGGTTTCATACCATATTCAAATAGACGTTGAATAGATTCTATCGAACAATTTTTACCTCTTAAGGGGTAATGTTTGTTTAATAGTCCAAGTCTTTTTAAAACTTTTTCCCAACGACTAACATCGCCTTGCGGTCTTGATAATTCAAGATACATAGACATCCTTAAATAATTGATAGAGCAATACATTATACCATTAACACTTAAGGAATCACTCATTAGCGTGTCATACAACTGTTTGGGTAAAAATGTAATATCGGCAACAGGAATATAATTAACGAACACTTTGAATGTGCCAGGATGCATCCCCGATTTGGCTTCAACTTCAGTATACCCTTTTTTATGATAAATACCTGCTAAATTTTTTGCGTCATTTAATGGGTCTGGAGAGTAAAAATCATAATCGGGTAATTCAATCTCTTTATTATAAAATTGCTCATATATTGGTAGTAAATTATTAATCGCTGTTCCACCATAACATATTCTTTTTGTTTCTTGTAAAAAACTTTCAACTATATGAATAATATCTTGTATTTCTGGTGTATTAATCTTTTTTTTACCGGCCTTATCTTCAATCATTTGAACAGCCTGTCTAACAATAGCTAATTCACATTCTTCAAATGTCATATCTTTCGTACATAAATCTGATCGTTTCTTAGGCATTAATATATATATAATTATAGATATTAATATTTATACTTCAGTACAATCGCCTGTAATGTCATTACATCTTTTCTGTGGAACACTTGGATCTTCTTCTGGTTTGTTCATAGGTTTAGGCATTGGTATTTTTCTTGGTCCCCATAATAAATCTTCTGGTTTCAAGACAATCTGTTGTCCCTTAGCCCTAAACATTTCATTATATTTTTTCATTCGTTGTCCAGCTTGTGATTCCTCTGATAATTTACTATAATTCATAAACACAAATTGAACACCATACGCATGATGTGATTGCCAATTTGAATTATCAACCGCAGCCGTATCATAACTATTTATAGGATATGTCATACATAATCCATTTAAATTCTCTTTCTTAAAGTCAGATATGGCAAGTGTATTTGTTACAGTAAATCCCGTTTCAACGCGTATTTTGCCTTTTGGACTTACTTGTGATGTAGGGGATAAATTAACAAATGAGAAAAATTTAGTATTTTGTTTATAATCGTCACAAAAGTCTTCAACCATAATAATAATTTTCTTTTTTAATTTACTTAATGGTGTATGTGCTAAATTTTTACCCATTACTTTATCAGTTCCTTCTTTAGCATAAGCCGGCCCCAATAAAAATCCTTTAAAGTGCCTTTCAATAAGATCTGCTAATACACCATACATTACATCTTTTTTTCTTGATGCTTTTATTCTTAAATTAATAAATAGTGGGTCGTTGCTATTGGGTGGACCTGAAAAACCAAGGCTTTTTATAAGTGAAAAAGCATCATTTACCGTAACATGGTTGTAGGTTCCTTTTGAATCATATTTATGTTTTCTACACGCTATTTTAGAATTAATTTGTGGATGATTTCCAGCACCAATGATAGGTTGGTTTTCCATAGACATGTATATTTCTAAATCTATTACACGAACACCATGATTTAATATGGCTTCTAATGCTTTTAAATCAACATATCCATTTTGAAATTCTCCTGTGCAACACGTATTATAACTACTCGCAAAATAAAAATTAACAATAGGTTGATTATTTATTTCTTTATATGAAGTCGCTGATGAAAAATTCTCTATTAATCTTGTTCCAGTAAAACCCTCATTTTTAATCATATCCGCATATTTATTTGCTAATGCGGGACCTTTTGCTAATTCTCTTTGTATATAAAAAGTGCCCAAGAATACTACAAGACTTGTAAATAATATCCATCCCAAAATTATACCAATTTTTTCAAAGTTCATATATTAATTATGTACATAATTAATTTAATATAATTAATTATATCACGATTTAAAATTTTAATATCTAAATATTTTATTAGACATGACAGGAGGATTAATGAATTTAACAGCAGCAGGAAATGAAAATATAGTTATTCATGGTAACCCAAAAAAGACATTTTTCAAAGCCGTATTCAAAAAACATACCAATTTTGGTTTACAAAGATTTAGAATTGATTTTGAAGGTAATAGGGTATTAAATTTTACAACGCCTACTATATTAGATTTCAAAATACCAAGATATGCCGAACTATTATATGATACATATGTGTGTGTTACATTACCAGATATATACAGTCCATTACTTTATAAAGGTGAAAATGAATTGGGTAGAAATTTAATTCCTTATGAATTTAGATGGATTGATGAACTCGGAACGAATATGATACAGGAAGTTGAAATTTATACAGGCGGAACTACTTTAGCCAAATATTCAGGAGAGTATTTAAGTTGCGTAAAAGAAAGAGATTTTACAGGAGCAAAAAAAGATTTATGGAATAGAATGACAGGGAATGTTCCTGAAATTAATGATCCAGCTAATGCGAATGGTAATATCAATGTATACCCAAATGCTATGTATATTGATGAAAGTGGTGTTGAACCAAGTATTCGTTCAAGAAAAATATATATACCTTTAGATGCATTCTTTTGTGAATCCAGCAAAATGGCATTGCCATTAGTCGCATTACAGTATCAAGAAGTGAGTATTCGATTAACATTTAGACCAACCTATCAACTTTACACTATTAATAACATAGGTGATATTCAAAGTGATACTTGTATTAGTTATAGAATAGCACCAAATCCAAATGATTTAGATAATCAATTATGGAGATTTTTACAGGCACCACAAGATGTTGCGGCAAGTCTGGAATTATATAATCAAACACGCAATGATTGGAATAGTGATGTTCATCTAATTGGAACATATGTATTTTTAGGACAAGAAGAAAGAAGGACAATGGCACAAAATTCACATACTATATTGTTGAAACAAGTGAAAGAATATGATTTTTTAGGACAAGCTGGTTCTAAAATTGTCGAAATGGAAAGTCGTGATTTATTATCGGGATATATGTTCCGTTTTAGAAGAAGTGATGCTCTTATGAGAAACGAGTGGTCTAACTATACTAATTGGGCATATAGAAATGTTCAGCCTCAAGCATTATCAGAAGATTTGCCATTATTGGATGGTAATGAAATACCTAATCCAAATAATTTTCATATTACGGGTTCTATAGGAACATATGCTCACAATCAAAAAGAAATTCTTTCTGAAATAGGTATTATCATGGGTGGTGTATATAGAGAAAAGGTATTGGATTCTGGTATATTTAATTATATTGAAAAATATATGCGTTCCACTGGTGGTGCTAAAGACGGATTATATATGTATCAATTTGGTTTAAATAGTAACAAGAAAGAATATCAACCTTCGGGTGCTATGAATGTAAATAGGTTTGCTGAAGTTAGTTTAGAATACAATACGGTTGAACCACCTTTTAATCCAATGGGGGCTTTAGTAGAATATATTTGTGATTCCAGTTCTAATCCAATTGGTTTTCGTAAAAATACGGGTTCTTTGAATTCTTATAATTATGATATGAAGGTTTTTGAGGAAAGATATAACGTTTTGGTTATTAAAAGTGGAAGAGCAGGATTAATGATGAGTGTTTAATATATTAAATCTAAGTAATTAATATATTAAAATGAAATATAAAAAGTCATGTACAAAGAAAAATAAGAGAACGCGCAAAAAAAGAGGCGGAACAATCCGCCCAAGGTTTGGTGGTGTAAATACTCCACTAACTCATTTTGTAGTTAGGGCTATAGGAGACAGAGACAATGGTCCTATTAATGATTTTTTAGGTAGTATTCGTTATAGACAAACTGAGGGTTATTTTCTTGAAAACGACGACAGTTTGAAAGATAGAGCAGAAAATTTTGCAGGAGAGTTAGAGGTGATGGCAGTGGATCAAGCTTATATAGGAGGATGGTTCTTGATAACATATGACACATCAAACCATGATAATTTTATGAGCTATGAAGGTGGAAGTGGTTTTTTTAATTATCAACATACCCGTAATATACCAGTTTTACAAGAGTTTATTGCTAGTACTAGTAATAATATCCCAAACGATAATATATTTCCATCACCCCCAATAGAATTATTTGCTCAAGTGGATACGGGCGATATAGGAAACCAAAGTCCAATAAGTGTTATGGCGATAGATGATGTACAAGAAGGCCCCGGTGATGAGGATGAGGATGAAGATGAGTACGATAATTATGAGCAGACAATGGGTAGTATTGCTCAAAATACTTCACCAGATGATGACCTAATGGAAATAGGAGGCGGAAAACGCCGTAAGAAAAAGACGCGTAAATATAAAGGCAACAAATACCCATACAAAAATATCACCAAGAAAGAAGCAATTGCCGATTTTATCAAACTTAAAACAACTACTAATCCTCGCTCGCTTAACGGTTTAGAAATAGTTAATTATGGAACAGAGAAATTAAGAGTAAGAACAAAATACAGAGGGAAGTCATTGATACAACGATGGAAAGATAAAAAAGCAAGAAAAACCTTAAAGAAGTTCGCAAATAGACTTTATAAAGGTTCTTATACAGATGATTTATTACACGCGTATCGTAGTGCTATTGCTCTATCATGGGGAACATTAAGTAGTATGAGAACCTCAGCAGCTCTACAAATGTATCGAAAATACAACGCGAAAAAGGTTTTGGATTTTACAGCTGGATGGGGTTCAAGAATGACCGCGGCATTAGCGGCGGATATAGATTATATTGGAATTGATACCAATAAATCTTTAAAGAAAGGTTATAATAAGATATTAAAAGCAACAAAGAAACATACAAAAAGTAAAGTGAAACTGTTTTTCAAACCAGCAGAAACAGTAGATTATTCTAAATTAGATTATGATTTCGTATTTACATCTCCTCCATATGAGTATTTAGAATTGTATGAACATATGAAAAATTATGAGGGTACAAAGAAAATTAAACAAGCTCATAGTGCAAATGATAAAAGAAGAAAAAACGATGGATTTTATGATACATTTTTAATACCGACAATTAAAGATATTTATAAGCATTTACCAAAAGGAAAGTGGATGTGTTTGAATGTGCCGGATTTGATGTATGATAAAATTAAAAAGAAATGGAAAGCTTGTAATAAAAAAGAAGATTATATGATTAGTAAGAGAGTAGGAAGCAATATGAAAAGCGATGATAGAAGAGGACAAGAGTTTGTCTATTGTTGGAAGAAATAATTACAGATGAACAAATACATCAAATACAGATCTACTTGTAAGGGATTTATCTATATTTTTTATACCTTGAGGAGTACATTCCCTCATTCTATTCTCAACATAATCAGCCAGTTCATTATAATATTTTTTTGATGCGATGCGCATTTCACCATTATTCATGTCTTTTGCGATCTCAATAAATCTTACAAATATGGCCATGTTATCTTTAAATTCGGGCGCTTCAAAAAGCTTCATTTTTTTGCCGTTCAGTTCGATAGTGAAAGTTTTACAATATTTTAAAAATTCGCCAAGAGAATGAAAATACATCTTATTTTCTATTGATTGAAACTCATATGACGGGTCAATTAATGTATCTTTTTTTAAATATATAGTAAGATGTCCTGCGTTCATCATGAACCCATCATTTTTTGTGCCGATACAAATGGTTGGTTTAACAACAACAGATACTCCCATCATAAAGAACATATCGCGCAAATATTGAACGTTAGCCACACATTGATTTTTAATATTATTTATTTGTTGATATTTTAACATACACTCAAGGAATTTGCTTGAAGCATGTGCTCTTTGTGTTGTTGAAGGTGTAACGTTATAAGACATGATTTTAATATTAAATTATTAATTAATATTAAATCAATTTTATTATAATGTGATTCCAAGGATACTTGGTAATTACATTTCACTCAAATATTTTGTGGCTTTAATAATACCATAAAATGTTCCCCCAAACATAGCAGTTTTCAATAGGTATCCACCGAAGGTAGGATTTTCATCTTTTGTGAATAAGGAAGGTAAAAATTTACGAAATTGTTTACTCACAAATGGCATTTGAAATAAAAAGTATAAAACCATTACCATTAAAGGCATTTGTAATTCTTCATAAATCATATCCAATCTGTCTTGTTCATTTTCTTCCATTTTACCTTTATGCATCATATTATATAAAGTATCGTCATTTTCAATATAATCATCCATTTCTGCTTCTGGTATATAATTTGGCATCATATGTGGATCTTGTTGTTGTTGGGTATTCATTTGTATATCTCTATTTGGCAATGCTGTTGCTTGTGGTTGTGCTTGTAAAGCTGCCGTTATTGTATTAGCGTTATCCATTGACATTTGTTGCATTGGTACATTATTAGGAGCTTTCGCAGCTGGTAATAAATTATTATTAGGTGGTTTCATCATTGGAGGAGGTCCAGCATTTTGTTGCATCATGCTTTCTTTTTCACTAACATTCAATACAACTTTATTTTGTGTTTCATCATTGGGTAGAGCGGAAATACTTGTAGTTCCATTCATATATAAAACTACAAATATTGGTAAAAATTAGTTATTACGCAAAATCTACTATTTTTTTACTATTGTCACACGTTGTTGCTTTTTTAGTAAATTTATAACATTTATCATCAAATTCAAATATTTGATTATCTATTTTATCGATTTTTGGAGCTTTAAAAACTAAACAATTTCTATCATTACAAACTTTTCTAAATAATGTCGCAAGTCCTAATCCTAATAATATCGAAATTACGGAACGACCGAAAACTCCGGTTATCAATCTCCTTATATACATATATTAATTATAAACATTATTAATTTATGTATTATTGAACATTATATGACCGTATCTTATTCTTATCATTGGGACATTTTATAGATTTAGCTGTAAATTTGTAACAAGTATCAGCGTGGTCTTTATACAAAATTTTATCCAAATTGTCAGGATTAGGATACACGTATATTTTTTGAGTTTCGGGGCCAGTAACATAGGTAACAAATAATCCTAGAGCCAGACTAACTAAGAATAATGGAACATTGATATATTTCATAATATTGAAATTCATATATTAATTATAGATATAATTAATTATCTTGCAATTAATATTATTTCTCAGGTTTCAAATCATTAAGATTAACTTCCTGAAGTTCAGGGGAAGTTGGGGTTGTTGGACTATATGTGGGCGACGTTGGATCATACTTTGGTGATTCTGGTGTCCAAGCCGGTGATGGTGGGTTATTTGGATCATACTTTGGTGATTCTGGTGTCCAATCTGGCGATGTTGGGTCCTGATTGGTTACACCTGGAATATATACAGGACTATCTGATTCATCTGTATTATCCGCTTTTTCTGTAGGTATTTTAATCTTAAGTGGTTTAGGTCCTTTAACAGGTTTTTCCATTAAATCAAATTCATCTTCACTATCACTTTCAACGGGTGTTTTCATATATTCAATAACTTTACCTGCTTTTTTAACAACTTCCTGATTTTTGTAACTAATTTTTTTTTCATACACTTTATATTCATAAACGCTTTTATCTATTTTCTGTTTTTTACTATCATCTTTTGGTTTTTCAGCTAAAAATGATGTAGAATCATTAGGTTTTTTACCCTCAACTGATATAAATCCATTATAATATCGTATTTGTCTTATTTTATTTTGTTGTTCTAAAATATCTGTGATATAATAGTTCATAGTGCCTACAGGACCATCTTTTTTTATTTTTTCATTAAATTCTGATATATTTGCATTTAAAATTTTAGTTAATCTATCCACCTCAGCACCAATATCCATCATAACAATTTCATTTGTTTCATTGTTTTTTTGAGGATATTTTGACATTTTTTCAAAACTTTCAATTATACTTTTCAACTTTTTTTGTTCTTCTGTATAGTCCTGTTTTACACGCTCAAATTCCTGTAATATAACATCTTCAGATTCTAAGTCAAATAATAAATCCAATTTTTTCCTAATTATTTCCTCTTTAAAAACTTCAAGTGTTTTTTTTGTTTTATCATAATAATTATAATAATTTTCAACTTTATCAGTGTTTATATTTATAAACAAATCACAAGGATTATTTGCCACGGGACAAGAAACTTTCAGTTGATTTGGTCCAATTTCGAAATTCATTTTTCCTTCTCTACCGCATTTAATACATTTGTATTTATAATTTTGAATTTCTCTCATTTTATCATTTTTTGTTTTGTAAGCTTTATTTTTTCTAATACGTTTTTTGACTTCATTCATTTTATCTTCGTGTTCTGCTTTCAATGTATAAAATTCATTTATCATATTATTCATATTTTCTATTTCCATTTATATTTAAACATTATAAAATTTTTTATGTAATAATTCAAAATTACTTTCAAATTTAGGTAAATTTGTTATCATTTCGTCATATTCCTTTTGTTTTTTTGCACTTAATGATTTTATTTTATTTAAAATATAATTTTTTTTTAAATTATCTTTTCTTTTCTTTTCTTGATTGTTTGGTTTTGATTTATATTTATAATTCAATATTACAAAAACCACTAATAAAAACGCAAAAAATAAAAATATATTAAATAAATTATTATCATATTCCGTCTTTTCAATATGAACTTTTTTTAAAGTTTCTTTTAAAAAATATTTTGTCCCTGGTTCAATCAGAGAAGGTCTTATGTTCATTAAATATTAAATCTAAAAAAAGAAATAAATTTATGCACAATATATAAATGTCTGATACTCTTCAAAATATTAAAAATGAAAATAAAAGTTCAGCAACTCCAACAAATTCGATGGTAACTACTATTTCTTTATTGTTTTTTTATTATATTGCTCGATACATATTTTGCGATAGATATGGTGTGAGAAAGTATGGAAAGAATTTGGCTTTTTTATTTGGATTTATTGTTGCTGGTTTAATAATATTTAAACAATTTTCTACAAATTTAGCGGCAACAGGGGATCACTGTAGCGGTGATGTTCAAGTAACTCATGCCGTTACATATACTTTAGTACCAAATCTAATATTCGGTTTAACTGTCTTTATTTTGCTAAATAAATATCCAAGTTGGAAATCACCATTCTCTAATACTATTGGATATATGATAGCATCGATTTTTGGATTAAGAGGTACATTTAATAGTATGTTAAAAACCAGTTCAAATGAAGGAACAGATACAATAAATAAAATTTATAAAGACCCATCTATGTTAATTAATGAATTACAACCAGATGCACCCACCGTAATAAGACACGATAGTAGTTTTGATATAGAATTAAAAAGACTTGCAAAAGCTAATATATTTAAAGAAGGATGGGAGAAAAAGGCTAAAACGTTGTATAATTTAGTTGTGATAAAAGATATGGTAGCAAGTTTGGTATGGTATTCTTTAACATATGCTTTAATAATAGCAACATCTTTTAATGGAATAATGAATATTAGTTGCATTCGTTCTGAAAAAACATTAGCAAAAGGAAAAGAAATAGGAAATTTTGGAGCTAAGTTGGGTTCAGCAGTTGCTTCAAAAGCAAATGAAGTAAAGAAAAGTACAGAGGGATTTTTAGGAGGTAAGCCAAGCAGTAGTTTGTCTGGTTCGGCTGGAATTTATTAATAAATATAATTCATATTCATATTTATTAAATGGAAAAATGCGAATTACAATAATATAATACACTTAAATAACATAAAATAGCCACGATAATAGCAAACAACCAAATAGGTAACACTGTTTTTTTCTTTGTACCAATTCCAAATTCTCTTAGAGAACCATCTGGATTATATAAAAATGATGGATTTATTAGCTGTATTAATGCGAAAATAACAACAAATATTAAAATAGAAATAGAAGTTATATTTTTTCTTATAATGGATTTATTCATAATAAATTAAGTTTAGATTAGTTTTTATATAATAAATTACTAAATATTTATTAATAAGGCCTCTTTTTTACCTCTTCGCGATTCAAATATTGTTGTTCTTGAATAGTAGTTTCCCTACCCAAAGCTTCGTTCCTTTTCGGAAACCGACCAAACATTTGGATGGTTTGTTTATGACCAATAACGTGAGGTTCCATAGATTTTAACATAGCGTATTCTTTATCATTATTTGTTACTTCATCAAGAGAACCCATATAAGATACGTGAATAGGTGCTGTTATTTTTCTGTTAAAAGATGGTGCTTCTCCATATTGTGTTTTACGACCAAAAAAATGTAGTTCGCCTTTTTTCTGATATAAAATATTTTCTGTATGCATATATGGCATAAACGCAAACATAAATTCATATCCTTTTAATTTTTCTTTGTACATTTCCCAACCCAATTCAACAAATAACATACAACCATTATCATTTTTAAAACTATCACTACCTCTATAAATATGACGACTAAATTGATCTAACAATATAATATGTGCAACATAACTATCTTTTGTATGAAGCCAACAAAACCCTTTGCCCTGTTCAGCTTCTTTTAATAAATCGCCAAACTTTTCTTTAATTTCTTCGTCATATTCTTCGCTTTTCATAAACCATTTATCGTAATCAGGCGTATATCGTCCTTTTGAAAACCAATAATCTAAAATGTCTTTAGCTTTTGAAATATCCATATGATAAACCATATTAATTTATATTTATATGGTTTTACTATTAATAAAGGTCGTCTCTACTATCCATGTCTTCCTCGTCTCCCATATCATCCATCATTCCATACATTTCATTATGTATCTCGTGTTCACCCTGTTGTTCAATTAATAAATTTGTAGCAACATCACTTAAACCTGAGAACATGTTACCTTCTGTATTTTGTTCGCCGGGTGATAAATTAACACCGTTTTGATTAAGCATTTCATTAATTCTTTGTTGTTGTTGTAATTCTCTATCATACATATCGGGGTCATATTGGAAAATAGCTTTACTTAATCCAATACTCCATTCGCCCAACTTATGCTTTTTCAACTCTCTTTCAATTTTCCTATTTTCTTCATCCAATCGGTTAAATTGATCTTTTATATTTTCTTTCTCAATCTCTTTTTCTTTTAATACATCATTTTTTATTGTTTCGGGGTCTTTATCCAACATTTTCTTTGTGTCTTTGAAAATATTAAGATAAGTATTAATAATATTTGTTACCATTAACTCATAATCTTCCAATTCGCCATAAAGCTCACTTTCTTGATTTGGATCGTCTTTATCATATTTATTTAATACAATATCATTAACAATGTCATAATGTAAAAGAATTGTTGAATAAAATATATTTGTAATTACAACATTATAGACTTTACCATTAAAAATGGTTTTATTATCACCGATATTACTTAAAAACGGCATTAAATCTACAAAATCTACAATATCTTTCTTTATTTTTTCAATAGCACCCATTACAGCTTTACATTTCTCGTCACAAGAAAATCTTCCTAATTTATTTAATGGTATAATTGCTTTTACTATATTGTTTATATGATTGAAACTAAATTTTTTTGATCCAAATCCCCAATGAGAAGGCATTGATTTTATAAGTTTCTTTTCTGTAAATCTATCTGTTCCGTTCATAATAATATAAGGATATACAATTACCATATCTTTTATCATTGTAATAATTAAATTTGACAGTGTTATTTGTGTTTCATCGTCCTTAGACATAAACAAATCTTCACCGCGTAAATTAAACTCTTGAAGCTTTTGTATAAAATTTATTGTATGTTTTGTTTTATCTATTGTCTTCAATTTATTTACTATTTTCTTTGAAAGTTTTTTATTTATAAAATTAATTCCTTCAATAACTTCATCTGTAAAATCAATATCTCTTTTACTAGTTTCTTTTTCAGGCTTGGCCACATCATATGTATCATACAATCTTTCCATAATCGGTAATAATTCATCTAATCCATAAAATGTAGTTTTATTCATTTTCATTGATGATACCCAATTTTCAAATATTTGTCTTCTTGATGAAAGAACACTTGCTTTATCAAAAATAATACTTGAATCTTCTTCTTTCATATTTTGTTCTTCTACATTTCTTCTTGATACATACAACAATAACTGTTTTAAAGCTTCGTCATTCCAATTATGTCCTTCGCTTTTTAATATATCTATTTTATCCTGTATCGTATCTATTTTCTTTATCTCACTTGTATTTTTATTACACAACTGTTTTAAGGATTCATTCAATGGTATTCCTGTATTAAAATAACAATATTTGATAAAAGATAAATATATCGTGGACTCCGAAAATATAGTTGAATGAATCGATTTTTCTTTACGCGTATCAATTTCTGATATTAATAATGGTGGTGTTGCTATTCTTTTATGTTTATGTAAAACCTTTTTATATTCGATTACCAAATCGTTATATTTTTGAATTGTTTCATCTAATGTAACAAAATATTCATATGTGCTCAATACATTATCATCATTGCAACAATTATTTTCAGTATATGGAACATCATCCTCTGTTTTTAAAATTAACGGTTGTTTATCTATTACATTTTGTAATGATTCAATAATAGCGTGGGAATATAAATCTATTTTACTTTTTAATTTATTTAATCTTTCTACCGATTCATTAGAGACATTACTGTAAGATTTTAATATCTTATTATCGTAACCATCGCCCATTTTCTCTATTTTACGAACCTGTGTTCTCACCAACGGCGGTAGAAAATTCTCCCACGTATTTACAGATTTTTTTGTTGTTACCTTCTTATCTTTTTGTTTCATATATGATTTTTTTGTTTCTATCATTGCTTTAATTTCAACATTCTTTATAAAATATTTTTCGAGCCAATCCTTAATTTCTTTTGCAAACTTTGTTGTTTCCGGTTTTACATCTTTCTTCTTCTTTATTTTTTTCAAGCAATTCCATGGTTCTTCTTTATTATTTACTCGTAATTTTAATGTAGCACAAGTTAAATATTCTAAAAATCCCAAATCTTTTCCCATAGGAAATCCATCCAAATCCACTTGACATGGTGTTATTGAATTTCCTTGTTTGATATGCGGGATTGATGTTTGTATTACAACAGCATATGCTGCCAATACACTTTTAAATATAAACTTATGATGATATTTTGTCCAATTCCTTGAATATTTTGGGTCCTTCTTTTCCTTTTTCAATTCCTCTGTTCTTTTATCAAATTCACTTTTTCTTTGTCTGGATTCTTTTATTAACCTTTTTACATATTGATGTATCCATTCGTGTTTATTTTTAGTATTAAAGCCAAATATATCATCATATGTAGTTAATACATCTTTAATCATTTTCTCATCTTTGCTCATTTTCTGTTGAGACGTTTCTTCTCTCAATAAAATATTTGTTTGAGCATTAACAGCATCTTCATCTGTTGTATCTATTATTTCTCTTGTTATTATTTTTTGTCCAGATTTCTCATATTTTTGTTCTTCTTCATATAATACTGTTGAAATAACAAAACCACTATGTTTATCTACATATTTATCATTTGTTTCTTCACTTTTAGTTCCTCTTTCGTCTATTATTTTTTGTAAAGTTTCTTGATATGTATCATTCATATAAGCATTTGCCAATTCATAAAAAAATGTTGGTAATAATTTATTAGATTTATTTACACCATCATCATCTGATTTTTTACAATAAAACCAATTTGGGTCTTCATTCTTTATTTTTGAATAACTTCTACAAAATTCATCGACAAATTTTATAATATTATCAAATTTTTTATACTCATCATCTTCTGTCAATACTTTATCCCTGATTTCGATATAAGGACTTTGGTCATATTCTTCCAAATCAATTTCATTTGACAATTTAACTCTCGCTATATCATAATGTAATTTTTTATACATATTAAGTTTTCTAAGAAGAGTCAAATTATCGATGTTATATTTTATATTTTTTTCAAGATTAGATTTAATAGTATTAATTTTCTCAAGCATATCTGTTTCAATATTTTCAATAGTCTCCGCAATTAATTCTTCTTGTAATTTTCCGGTTTGATCTTTTATATTCAAACATTGATCATTTATAGTCATGCATTTTCTTTTCATATTACAGTTGACAAAGTTAAGTTCTTCAGGTGATAAATCATTTAAAGTATCATCTAATACCCACTTCTGATTTTTTCTTATGTAATATCTATATTGATATTCGCCAATATCCACAAGAGCATACTCACCATCAATAATTTTTTTTTGTTTATTTATCATAGATACAGAATCTCTTTCTGCTCTTTCTTCCTCTAATCCAACAACACTCATTAAATGTTCTTTCAATATTCTTTTCTTTTGTATTTTATCATCCATATATTTCAAATGAGGCATTTCGTCTATAATACCGTAAGGTGTATCATCGTATACTTTATCAAAAAATATGTCTATTTTATCTTCTTTCCTCAATGACTCAAAATTATCGAACTTTTTTGCCAATATTTTTGGTTTTAAAGAACAATCGGCACCATCTTCCATGGATTCTTTAATATTTTGTATTTCAAGCTTTAATGCATCAATTTTATCGGGAATACTTTCGTAATTAATGTTATTAATATCGTATAGTGAAACACAATTATTGAAAGCTCTACCATTATCAATATTTATTATTTTCTTTAAATATTGCGTGTCTGTTTCAGTTTCATCAAAATTATAACATTTACAATCTATACCATTAAATACATCTTTATCCTTAAAAAAATCAAAAAATATAGAAGGTAAATTATATGATTTTAAATCCATATAGTATTGATTTAATGAATTGTAAGTAAACCCAATATCTTTATAATATTCTTTTCTTGAATGGTCTAATGATTTTTGTATTTGAATGTAATGATACAATTCTATATCGTCATCATAAATCATATACGGTTCTAATTGGTCAACTAACTTTGTGTAATCTGTTATTCTCATAGAATTATTGCTTAAATCGGTGTATACTTTTTTAATAATTTCTCGAGTGTTGGGAAAAATACTTTCTAAAAAATTGTTATAATTATCAATATTATCTTCAATACTTTTATCATTCCACTCCTCATTATCCTTAAATCTATATTCTGTGATTTTTTTCAAGAATTGTTTATGGAAAGATTTTTTATTATCATTATCGTATACTAATTTTTTACCCATAAACCTATTATTATTTCTCATTAATCGAAATAATTTAAAATAATCGTGTTTATCATTATTAAGTATTGTGCGTTTATATAGATTTGTATTTTTTAAATATAACTTGGAATAATCTATTAAATGTGGTAAAACAATAAATCCTACCAATGAAATTTTATCAGGACTAACTAACTCTTTGAAAAATGCATTTTTCCCTTCGCGTTTATCATAAAAAGGTGTATTATATGATGAATTATATATTTCTGTTTGAAATTGAATATCAGTAACATTAATTATTGCGTCATCTTGTAATATTTTGCTATCATCAATACAAGTTTCAAAGTTACTTATTTGTTGAATAGCAGAAGACTTATAATTATTCAAATTATCTACTACTGTAAAAAAATTATCATTTACATTTCGTTGTATTATCGTATTGTTTTTATTGAAAGGGAGTTCAATATTATTGTATTTTTTGCCATATATGTATAAATACTTATTAACTCCATCAGGAACAATATCATTATACATATTATCCTGAGCATCCATAAGTTCTGTTATATTTTCTTCTGTTGTTTTCATAATAACATCATCTTCAACATCAGATATGTTTTGTATATCTGACAAGTGTTTTCTATTTCGAACTATAGGAATTATCCATTCATGATTATTATTAAATTCCGACAAACATTTTATGATAGGTTTATGATTTTTTGTTTTAATAATAGGCTTTGTAACATAGTTATCTTCATCAAAAAGAGAGTGCTTTTTTCTTAGTTGTAAATATCGTTCAATGGTCAAATGTATTTTATTATTATTTAATTCATTTCTATTATTAATATTTATCTTTGATAATAAATTATCCATGAGATCATCAACTTGATAATCAATATCAAATACTCTATCTCTTTCTCTTCTTGTTTTTACTTGTGTAACTGTGACATCGGTTTCAATAATTTTTATTTTATCTGCTGAAATAATATCTTCTTTTAAACTATCTTCTATTTCTTTGCTATCAAAAATTTGATCAGGTATTAAATCTTCGTCCAATATATCTATTATACCTTCAAATTCATCACCATCATATGTTTGTTCTTCTTCATCGTCTTCCTCTTCCTCTTCATCGCTTTCTTCTTTATTCCATTTTTTTATGGATATAATATTCAAATTTTGGGGGATACCTTTGTATTGAAAATCTATAACTAAGGGCGCGTCTGGATATTGTGGCGATAATAATTCTATTTGATCGTTTTCTAATCCTACGATTTTACCTTTTACTATCTCCCCGCCATCGAATCCAAAATGAATGGACCAAAATGTTCCTATTTCCATACCATTTTGTTTTGCGAAACCAGGGTGTTCTGGTCGATCAACTACAATGATTTGTGTAATTGAGGAATCCTCTATGGCTCCGTCTTTTATACTCAATTTTCTTAAAATTTTTCTTTGGTCGACTATAACTATTTTATCATTATCTAAATAATCTATTAAAAAATATTTATTATGATACGTGCTATTAGTTTCTGAAATTATTTTTATAACCGCACCTAATTCTAACGAAACGTCTTCATAATTTTCATTTTGCATATTACTTATATTTATAGAAGATTAATTATTTAATAAATTTACTTAAATAATTATTAATAATTTAATTATAAATGGCGGAACCTGTAATTTGTTATGATTTAAATGCAAATGGTTATAAGTTAGATGACATTATAAAAGAATCAAACAATGAATTTAAAGTTATAGATAAATATGATGGAAATTTGGTAATAATTAAATATAATAAAGAAAAATTAAATGAAGGTAATTATACAACATTAGGTCGTTTTCGTTCGCTTGTATATGATAAATCAGATAACAGAGTAATATCTTATTTTCCACAAAAATCTATCTTGGTAAGCGATGAATTAAATTTAAAAAGAGATGAAAAGTATCAGTTTGAAGAATTTTTTGAAGGAACAATGATAAATTTATTTTGGTATGATCTAATCAATGATTGGGAAATAACAACACGTAGTAATATTGGCGCTAAGTGTTCATATAAACCATATGGGGAATCGTTTCGTACTCTATTTTTATCAACATTGAATTCACAAAACATCGAATTTGATGACTTGGATAAAAATTTTTGTTATACATTTGTATTACAACATTCAAAAAATAGAATAGTTACTCCTATACAAAAAAACAGAGTAGTATTGGTAGATATAACGAAATGTGGAAAAGATGGTAAAGTATATAAATTTAAACGCGATAATTTTTATAAAATGATTCATAATATTGTGAAAACAGAAAATGTAACATTACCAAACAGATGGGAATTATCAATAAATTATGTTATTGAAAATTTAAAAAAAGCTCCATATTTTTTTATGGGTTATATTTTACACGAACCTTCAAATGGTGAAAGAATTAAATTTAGAAACGAAAATTATGAATATGTAAGACATTTAAAAGGTAATAATCCTAAAACTCAATATAGGTATTACCATTTAAGAAAAAACAATCTTGTAAGAGAATATTTGAATTTTTATCCTGAAGAAAGTATTGAATTTTCTAAGTTAAGAAATACATTACATAAATATACGAAAAATCTATATCAATGTTATATTGGTTGTTATATAAAAAAAGATAAACCATTAAAGGAATATGATTATAAGTTTAAAACACATATGTATTATTTACATGAATTATATAAAAACGAATTGAAAGATTCTGGGTCATATGTTAATATGAAAGTGGTTATAGATTATATAAATAATTTAGAACCACCAAGATTGATGCATGTAATAAATGCCGATTTTCATACAATGAATAAGGAAATGGATAAGATTGATTTGGAGAATAGTATTAGTCATTAAATTGTTCTTTAATACTCAAGATAATATTTTGCGCAATAGTAATAGAAGTATTTAATAGGTCTTGAATATAATCAATTGTATTGTCGTCAGATTTATATGCCAATCTTATTATAGAATGAGAATCATGAGGATGCGGTTTCAAAAATCCTACAAATGATAAAACTTTTTTATTCAATAAATATTCATAATGTAGAACATATTCTATTAGTTTACCAATTGTATATGTTTCGTCATCTAAAGTGATATCAAAACCATTTTTCAATGCTGTATTTGAAGCTTCAATGGTTATTTGATTTTCACCGACTTTTTTCTTGATTTTATTTAATTTTTTTATAATAATATCACAAGCCATTTGAACAATCTCTCTGTTTGTCCAAATACCTAGACTTTCTAAAGTGAAATCAAATGAATTATCTTTATAATATCTTTTACAAGTATGATTTTCCCAATTCATTAATTTATCACTCAAATCGTCAGCACTTATATTTTTTTCTTCTAACGATTTTTCAAACTTATCTCTTTCATCTTGAATTTTTACTGGATCCATTGTGTATCCATAACCACAAGTGCTAACAACATTATAAGAACCATTTTCTTTTGCTGTTGCTTTTCTAAAAGTGGCTTGAATATGTAATATTTCTCCTGGTATTTCAGTAGTTATCTTTGGTTTTAATCTTGAAAATAATATGTAATCTCCTGTAAATTTATTTTTTGGAAATACAATATCGCGATTTTCTTTAGAAAGCGTCTGTCCTTGTGTTGCTTCTTTTAACATGAAATCTTCACTTGTAACATCTTTAATATAATCGCCATCATTATTAACATTTATCTCTAATACTAAATTATCAATACTTTTACTTAAGTCTTTTATATGAACAGGAATACACGCTAATCTTTGACAAAGAATTTCGTTATTAAATTGTGTCGTATTATGTAGTATATTTATATTATCGGGGTCAATAACCACTGTTTCGATATCGGTTAATATTGTTCTTCTAATAGCATTAGACACACTAATATTTGTATTTGATAATGTAAATTTATATATACCATCTTTTTTACCCAATATATCAACTTTAGGATCAACGATTTTAGAAGTCATTATTTATATATATCTAACCGATTAAATTTAAATCAATTTTAATTAATTAATATGTAAAAATTTTATGAAAAATACCTTCTTTTATAACATATGTCAATTCCTCCAAAAAAACAAGAAAAAAATCAAATAATTTACTATAGTAAATATTGCGAACATAGTAATAAATTATTAAAAATTTTAAGCAAAACTGATGAAATTAAAGAGAAGATACATTTTTTACCAATTGATAGAAGAAAAGTGAAAGAAGATAGTAGAACATATGTTGTCTTAGATAATGGACAAGAAATATTAATGCCTGATGTTATTAAACAAGTTCCAGCATTATTATTATTACATTATGGAAATAGAACATTATTTGGTGAAGAAATTTTAAAATTTTATCGCCCACAAATCGATAAAGAAAGAAAAAAGGCTACTAACTATAATGGCGAACCTAAGTCATTTAGTATAAATGAGACCGGAACACTAATGTCAGATAGTTATTCTTATTTAGACCAGTCATCCGATGAAATGGGTGTTAAGGGTAATGGCGGATTAAGACAAATGCATAGTTTTACAAAAATAAACGATTCTATAACAATAGATACACCGCCAGAAGATTATGTTAAGGAAAGAATGGGCGAAAACGCATTAAAAGAATACCAGGAAAATAGAAATAAAAACATTGATTTGAATTAAAGTATTTAAACATATTTTATTTAATAATTTTATATTATAGTCATGGAAGTCCAAAAAAGCGTTTTGGTTAAAGTGTTTTCCGAACAAGTTGAAGAATTATATTTAGACATGTTGAAAGTATGTCCAAATCATACCAACATTAAAACGGGTTTAACAATAGTACAACAATTAAAAAGATTTAACCCTAAACTTATGATTAGAAGCTACAACGAAGCTGTTAATACCCTTTATTATGATGTTATTGTGAGAGGTGACATTGATTTTTTTATAAATAAAAATTACGTGGAAGATTGTAAAAGAGGGGGAATGGATGATGGTGAAGCAAAATCACACGCCGAATGGATAGAAACCATAAAAGTTCTTGCGAGAACTCTTGAACCGGATAATCAAAGAAAACTAATAAAATATTTTCAAAATTTTTCAAGAATTTGTAAAATGTATTATAGTTAATTTCAGTTTAAATATAATTTTTTTTGTATTAATTATATTCAATGACAGAATCGAATAAATATCAGAATATGGAACCTCCTTCTGAATTTTTTAGAATCATGAAGGATTTTTTAAATGATTTACTAAACACATTTCCTGAATATGAAGAAAGTATTACCGATGAAGAAAACAAAATTTTAAATGGCGATGTTAGTGATAATAAACTTTATGTTTATTGTTGTCAAGTGTATCCAGCGCGTTTCTTTGACATTTTGTATAAAAATGATGAAATGTTTCAAGATAAAGAAAGAGATACAAATTTCTTACCCAATATAGATTTTAAATATTTCTTTGAACAGAATATTACAGAAAATACCAAAGATACTATATGGAAATATTTACAATTGATATTATTTACAATAGCTGGAAAAATAAACGATCAAGAATGTTTTGGTGATACAGCAAAATTATTTGAAGCAATCGATGAAGATGTTTTAAAAAGCAAAATCGAAGAATCAATAAAAGATATGACAGAAATGTTTGATTTAAGTGGGGTAGATTTTGATTCATCTAATAATGATATGTTTGATGTCAGTGGATTTAGTATGCCCGATCCCGACGACCTTAATAATCATATTAACGGATTGATGGATGGAAAATTAGGAAAATTAGCAAGTGAAATCGCCGAAGAAACAGCAAAAGAAATGTCAATTGATTTAGAAGAAGAAACAAATGTTAATGACGTTATGGGTAAATTATTTAAAAATCCAGGTAAATTGTTAAATATGGTAAAAAAGGTAGGTAGCAAATTAGACCAAAAAATCAAATCTGGCGAGATAAAAGAAAGTGAATTAATGCAAGAGGCATCCGATTTAATGAAAAAAATGAAAAATATGCCTGGAATGAAAGGTATGGAAGGACTTTTTAGTAAAATGGGAATTAATAGCACCAAAAATATGAATTTTGGAGCAATGGAAACAAAATTAAATCAAAATATGAAAACGGCGAAAATGAAAGAAAGAATGAGAGCCAAATTAGAGAAAAGGAAAGCTGAAAGACAGGCTAAAAAATTTGTTCATTCCAGTTATGGTGGTAATACTAAAATGGAAAAAAGCAGCCTTAATCCTATTCAAGAAGACGCCCCCGTAAAAAGAAAGAAGAAAAAGAAGAAAAAGAAGAAAAAGAAAAAGAAAAAAAACAATTAATATATTAATTACGAAATAATTAATATTAATAATTAATATATGAGTGAATTTTGGTTATATAATCCATTAGTTTTATTTGATAAAGAACATATACTTGAATTTTGGCCAAATAATAAAATGAGTTTAACAAGAAAAATGAATGCTATCGCCAGAAGTATAATTACTTTAACATTAATAGGTTTTTTATTTACCCAATCTGTTAAATTATTAATTACATCCGTCATAACTTTGGTGGTTTTAGTAATATTATATAAAACACAATATGAAAAAAAACAATTAGAAAGTTTAAAAGAAAGCGCCTATAGAGAAGGGTTTGAAGGTAGAAACTCAGATAAATTTATAGACGTATTTAATGATAATTTTACAACGCCTACCAAAAAAAATCCTATGATGAATGTTTTAATGACAGATTATACCGATAATCCTCAAAGAAAAATGGCCGCACCATCATATAATAAGAGAATTGCTGAGAAAATAAATGATAAATCAATAAAAAGAAATAAATTATATCAAGATTTAGGAGATAATTTAGCTTTTGAGCATCAAATGAGAAATTTTCATTCAATGCCAAATACTACTATTCCAAATAATCAAAGAGGATTTGCTGAATTTTGTTATGGTAATATGCCTTCTTGTAAGGGTGGTGACGATGAACAATGTAATAAATCTATGAGAAAGATTGGTGGACAAATATATTATTAAATTATTTATAAATTAATTAATAATATATTAATTACAAATAATTAATTATATTTATAATTAATATATGACAAGTCTACATAGTTTTGTTTTCGATGGCTTAACAAGAATAGGACAAGATCCATGTGGTATTACAGAAAAAGATTTACAAAACCAAAAAAAAGGTAGTTATATCACACAAAATTATTTTGAAAAAAATTGTGGTATGGGAAAACAGATTAAATTCGCAACTTCTCAACCTAATGTATTTTATAATGGTGGATATGGTGTAACTGATAGTTGTAATGTTGATAATGATTCAAAATTAAGAATTGGTGGCACTCAAACTAATCCAAAATGTAGAATCAATTTACAAGAAAGACCTTATTTAACGGTTCCATTTTTAGGAAGAGGACCATCTAATCCTGTTCTTGAATCCAAATTAATGCAGGGCGCAAGTGTTTTAGATAAAAAAAGCTGTAAAACTATCACTGAAAAACAATTAGTTAATAGAGATGATGACCTTGTTCCTTCTTTAAAATCCACTATTCAAAATCCTGCTAATCTTGTTGAAGGTGTAGCTGCTAATGGTTGGATCAGAGGTGGATTGCCATCCAGAGAATTAACTCGTGATATGGATTATTTCAAAAGAAAATAATTTAAACATATAATCATTCATTTTATATAATGTATAATTATAATCATAAAGTATATTATAAACATATTGATGCTAACTTGGGAGATACAACTTATAGAAAGCAATTATTAGAAGCTTGTAATTTAAAAGAATGGTCTGATAAAATGATAGATATTCATGATAGTATTTATAAAAAATTTAAAGATAATAAAGAATTTTTAAGTATTTTGGAAAAAGGTATGAAGTACGGATTTCAAATGCCTTTTGAATTAGATGAAAAATTTACAATGACATTTCTATTCTCATTTGATTATTATGAAAATTTTCACAAATGTTTAAAAGATTTATCCAATAATAATAAAATTACCGAAGAGAATTTTATTGAAATGAACAATTTATTATCTTGATAATTAATATATTATGGCAAGCACAAATATGAAAAACGGCATGGGTTATTATTGCGAACAACAAAAAAGATTTGATAGAATATCTAATTGTCAAACTGATATTAAGATTAGCAAACATAATGATAATTGTTTACCTGATTTAGGAATTGTTAATGGTATGATGACAACAGGTTATAATAATCACATATTATCGAATAATGCCGCTGATATCGAAAGTTCTTTATTTGGTATAGGTTCTACAAATTTAGTAGAAAAACAACATGATGTAAAACCCTCAATGAATAAGCGCAAATATTGTAAATGGTTTTCAAGAAATAATGTATTTCTACCTGAACCTATGGTAATAGAAAAGAGTCAAAGAGCTTCTGGACCATTTTCTTCAAATTAATATTAATTATTGAATAATAATTATAACAATAATTAATATATGTTTAGAAATTCTTCACGTTTGAGACAAGAAAGAAAACAAACATCGCAAAATTTACATAGTACCGATATTAAAGATTTTCCTACAAATCGTGTTCACGGCAATTTCATCATGTGGGACGAACATAAACAACATTGGGTAACTTCGGGAAAAGATGCCGTGACAACTGCCGAATTAAATACAGCCATAGATAATCTAATTGGAGGCGCTCCCAATACATTAGATACGTTAAAAGAAATTTCTGACGCAATTGGTAATCCCGGTAGCACTACCAATGATTTAATTACCAGATTAAATCAACATAGTACCACCATTGATTTATTAACAGTAACGCAACCTATTAATCTTAACGCAATAACTACTTCTCATATTAGTGACGGTTCAATTACTGGTAGCAAATTAGCCGCCGGTTCAGTAAGTATAGATAAAATTGTAAATAATAGCATTTCTACAAATAAACTCGATACAAATTGTGTTACTACAAATAAAATTGATAATAATGCCATAACTACACTTAAAATTTTAGATGGTAATATAACCAATAGTAAATATGCTGAAGGAAGTATTACAAGTAGTAAATTAGCTAATGGATTTTTAACAATTAATCATATTCCCAATGGTATAATAACTACTGACAAAATATCAGCAAATAGTATTACCTTAGCAAAGATGACTGCTGATTCTGTTGATACTACACAAATAAAAAACGACTCTATTACTACAGATAAATTAAAAGATTCCCTTATCACCAATATTAAATTAGCTGGTTCTATTACTCAGGATAAACTTCTTGGAAGTATTCCCGCAAATAAATTGGCCGACAATTGTATTTCTACAAGTAAAATAATAGATGATGCCGTAACTACACAAAAAATTAAGGATAGTAATATCACTACCGATAAAATTGCTAATAATGCTATCACCGTTGAAAAAATATTAAATGAATCTGTTCATACTCAAAAATTAGCCCTTCTTTCCGTTACTAAAAATCAAATAGCTTATAATACAATAGAAAAAGACCAGATTGCTTCGAGAACCATCACTAATGATAGAATTGCTTTGGGTACTATAACAAATTTGGAACTGGCTAACAATTGTGTAAGAACAGAACATATACTTGATAATGCTATCACCTTAGACAAAATAGCACCACTTAACGTAACAACTCTGGATATTAGTAATTCCGCTGTTACTGCTAATAAAATTGCTGATAGAAATATTACGTCCGTTAAAATCGCATTAAATGCAATAAATAGTGAGCATTTAGCCCCCGGACTTCTCGATACTGTAGATATTAGCAATTCTGCGGTTACTACGACAAAAATAGCTGATTCAGCTGTAACATCTGTAAAAATACTTGATAACGCTATTATAGCTTCAAAAATACCAAATTCTTCTATTACTAATGCAAAACTTTCACATAATTCTGTTGATTCTAACCAAATAAAAGAAAATTCAGTAATTACAAGTAAAATTAAAACAGCGAATATTACCCTGGATAAAATGGCTGCTGATTCTGTTGATACTACACAAATTAAAGATGATGCTGTTACTACTGATAAAATTGCGGATCTAAATGTAACTCGTGGTAAATTAGCATTGGGTGTTATAGATGATACGCGATTAGAAAATAATGCCGTAAGAGAAGAACATATTTTAAATGACGAAATAAGCACAAATAAATTGAAAAACAATTGTGTGACTTCAGCAAAAATAGAAAATGGGGCTATTACTGAATTAAAAATAGCTAATAATTCAATCACTTCATCTAAATTAATGAACAATTCTGTAATTACAGCTAATATTTTAAATGAAACCATAACAACAACAAAAATAACAGATGGTGCCATTACAAATGCAAAATTAGATATTAGTTGTGTTAATACATCCAATATTATTGATGCTGCGGTTACTGGTGCAAAATTAGCAGACGCTTGCATTCTATCAAAACATATTTCGGCTGCTCAAATATCAAGTAATTTATTACAAGATTATTCTGTAACATCGGACAAAATTTTGAATAGCAATGTTACAGCAGCAAAATTAGCAGACGGTAATGTTACCACAGATAAAATAGCTGACAGTAATGTTACTACAGAAAAAATAGCAGATGGTGCTGTTACTACCGCAAAAATACCAGATAGTGGCATAACAAGTGGTAAAATAAATGATGATGCTGTTACTACTGCTAAAATACCAGATAATAATATAACTACAGCAAAAATAGCAGACAACGCCATCACAAATGCCAAGTTAGATATTAATTGCGTTAATACATCAAATATTGGTGATGGTCAAGTAAGAACAGCTAATATTCAAAATACTTCAGTTACTATAAATAAATTAGCATCTTCTATCTCTACAAAACTTAATTTTATTACTGTAACCGCTAATGCTAATTTAGATCAAATAAGCACTAATAAAAATGATATAACTAATAATACAGCTGCTATTACTACATTAACAAATGGTGCGCCAAGCGTATTAAATACATTAAATGAGTTAGCGAGTGCTTTAGGTAACGACGCTAATTTCTCTACAACTGTAACAACCGCTTTGTCTAATCGCGTTCAAACAACAGGCGACGAAACAATAGCAGGTAATAAAACTTTTAGTTCTACGATTATAGGGAATATTAATGGTGAATCAGAAAAAACAAATACTATAAAAAATGCTTCCACAGCACCAGATTCAAATACATCCGGGACAGCCGGTGAAATTAGATATGATTCCAATTTTCTTTACATATGCACTGGTACAGGAACTGGTTTATGGAAAAAAGTTGCTCTGCAAAATATAGCCTAATTTAGAAATATTAATTATTTATTATGTTAATAATTAATATATGTCTATGTACGCATCAAAACATGAAAAAGATAGAATAGGTTCTTTGGATGGTAAAATTTTAAGTACAGATATTGCCGATTTCCCCGGTAAAAGAGTATTGAAACATGATGATATTATACAGTGGGATATCCATAAACAAACTTGGGTTACTGGACAATTAACATCTTATCCACAAATATTTGCTAATCAACAGGCAATTATTGATTTATCAAATAATACAAATACAGCTATTGCTAATGCTATTAGTAATGTAGTTGGAGACGCTCCTGCCGCTTTAGATACATTAAAAGAAATATCAGATATTGTAGGCGATTCTAATAATCTATCCGGCAGTTTAATAACAAAATTAGGCGCACACGATGTTAGTTTCAATGCGTTAATTACATTAACAAATAAACATGATATTTCGCAAAATGCTTTCAACACAAGAATAACTAATAATACAAATTCTATTAATAACAATATATCTACTATAGCTTCAAACAATACCACACTTTCTAATAGTGTAACATCTTTATCAGCACAACAATCCACAAATAATACTACAATAACAACACATACTACACAAATTTCAAATATAATAACAGATGTAAGTGACAATACGTCTCAAAGAAATTTAAATACAACAAATATTTCAAGTAATCTAACAAAAATAAATACAAATATTACAGATATTTCAAGTAATCAAGCACATTTGAATAGAGTCGATGTGAGTTTAAACGCTATTGTTGTTGACATTACAAGTAATGAAACTAATATCGCAACAAATCAACAAAATATCATTAATAATGATAATGACATTGCTACCATAAATTCAACATTAAATACACACACGAATAACATAGCGACTAATGTGACAAATATAAATACTAATGCTGGTAATATTTCAAGTAATGATACGGACATTACTGCTTTACAGTCAAGGCTAACTACAGCAGAAACAAGTATAACAACACATACTAATCAATTAAGCGCGAATAGTAACTTATTAAATCAACATGCTTCTTCATTAATACTTTTAAATAATCATAAAACAACTATTGATTCCAGTGTTAATATATTGGATATTAGTATGGCAAATGTGGACAATATTATTGGTCCTCGTAGCGCAAGTAATCTAACAAAAATAAATACAAATATTACAGATATAAATGATATATCAAATAATGTTTCAACAAATACCACCAATATTTCTACTAATACTACCGCTATTACTACACAAACAAACAGATTAAATACATTATTAGATGGGGCTCCCGCCGCTTTAGATACTATAAAAGAATTGAGTGACGCTATTGGCGACCCGAACGGAATTGGCTCTTCGGTTATTACCAAAATTGGTATATTAGATGCGAGTATGAATAGTGTATTTACACAATTACCAAGTATTACAACTAACGCAACTAATATATCTAATAATGCTACAGCTATAACTAATAAACAAAATACTATTCAAAATGGTGATTTAGATTTCGCAAAAATATCTGGATTAACTGGTGCTTTAAATGGAAAGCAACCTTTAATTGGTATTGGAGGTTTATCTCAAAATAAAGTAGATGGACTTGAAGTAACATTAAACGGAAAACAAAATGTAATAGCTGACAATGGCCTTCCTGTCTCTAAGGTTACAAACTTACAATCTTTATTAAATGGAAAACAAGAATTAATACAAGATAATAGTTTACCACAAACGAAAGTATTCAATTTAGTTAATACTTTATCCCAAAAACAATCTGTTATACTTGATGGCGATTTAACTATAGCAAAAACAAGTGGATTACAATCAGCATTAAATAGCAAACAATCTACCGTTGTTGATAATTCACTTCAAATATCACATGTGAGTAATTTACAAAATAAATTAAATACATTACAACCAATGTTGATTACGGGGAAAAATGTTGAAATTGATAGTAATAATATTATTAGAGCTCAATTCAAGGATGTAAAAATAAATGATTTATCTGATTGTGTTAGCAATATAGACGAGTTTAATAATAGTATTCTTTTGGGAACTACTGAACATGGTAATCTAAACAATGCTATAAATAATATAGGTATTGGATTAAACGCATTAAAAATAATAACGAGCGGACAAAATAATATTGCTATTGGTAAAAACAATCTATTAACCAATACTACTGGTAGCACCAATATAAGTATAGGAACAAGTGCTTTACAAAATAATAGCAGCGGTCAAGGAAATGTATCTATAGGTTATCAATCCGGCTCAGTTACCACGACTGGTCAAAATAATACTTTTGTTGGTAAAAACAGCGGAGCTACGACTACATATACCGGACTATCAAATGCTACAGCTATAGGATATAATGCGAAAGTTAATGCCAATAATACTATTCAATTGGGTAATACGGCAATTACAGATGTAAAAACGGCGGGTAAAATGACTCTTGGATCTGTTAAATATACTAATGTTGCCGGAACAAGTGGTCAATTCTTGAAATATGATGGTGTTGGAAATGCAAGTTGGGGTGATATTTATCCTTCTGGAACAACTGGTCAATTTTTAAAATTGGATGGAACTGGAAATGCCAGTTGGGATGATATTTATCCTTCTGGAACAACTGGTCAATTTTTAAAATTGGATGGAACTGGAAATGCCACTTGGAGCGATATAGATAAAACACAAATTGATTACGCCACAGCATATCAACAGGTTACTTATCAAGATACTAATTCAGGGAATGCTAATTATATTGGAAATAACTCGCATATTGTGTCAGCATTGAACGATATGTCACAAGCCCTTGCTACTTTAGCTACAGCAGTTCAGGCTATAAATGATAAATATGTATTGGATTAATTATTATATTTAAGAATAATAATTATATTAATTATGAATAATTAATATGTTTATAATTAATATATATGGCTTTCACAAGATATAATTATGATGATTTAAGAACAAAGAAAATATTACAAGAATCAACAGGATTATGTAGATATATGTTGAATGTCCCCGGACCACATAAAACAACATGTTATATGGATGATCCTCAAGTGAGATTACAAAAATTTGGCGGTAATAATAGAAGTGTTAATAATGGTCATCCTATAGATATTGATAGTGATTTAAAAGGATATACAAGACCTTTACAAAAATATTGTACAACACTCGAATTTCCTAATAAAGGGGTAGCAAAAAGTAGTGCTATTAGATATGAGAAATGTGACGCACCCATTACTGATCAAAGTAGAGCAACGCATCCCGCAAGAAGTTATAGGTCATTACCAAATCAACCGATCGATATTCCTCTATTAAATCACCAAGAAAATACCTGCTTTCATTTTCATAATAATTTAAATACAAGACTTTTAGAAAGAGATAATTACGTTCCCAAATTACCCTGTTTACACCGATGAAGATTTAAAACGCCGTTTTTTATAAAAATAATTAATTAAGTATTAAATAATTATTTATATTGAACATATATATATAAATGGAAGTGGGTATAGTATTAGTTGGGTTAGGAGCAATGTATATTTTATCTAATCAAAATCAGCAAAAGTCCAATGTGAATGTTAAACATTACTATCAAAAAAAAGAAGGATTCAGTGGTAATCATAGAAGTCGTTTAGCAAATCCACCTGTAAATAACTATCCTGTTGAAGAAAAGGGACAAGTTAAAAAAAGCACATTATATTACTCTGGCGCGAGTAACAATACAGAAATGCCACAAACTAACATGGATATTGGTTCTACATTGATGGAAAACCAAGCCGACAGATTTGAATCTCTAACTGGTGAAAGAATAAGACCTGGCGACATTAAACACAACAATATGCAACCTTTTTTTGGTTCTTCTATTACACAATCAACTAAAGGGTATGAAGGTGTATTGGATAATTATACTGGTGCTGGTAGTCAAAACATTGAGAAAAAAGCACAAGCGCCTATGTTTAAACCACAAAAAGATATGCAATGGCAAAATGGTATGCCAAGCACAACTGAATATATGCAAGAAAGAATGAGAAATGTCGTTACAAGTAAAATGAATAATGCCAAACCATTCGAATCTGTTCAAGTCGGCCCCGGTTTAAATAAGGGATTCAAAAAAGATGGTTCTGGTGGTTTTAACTCCGCTTTAGAAGCAAGACATAGATGGCAACCAAAAACTGTTGACCAATTAAGAACCAAAAACAATCCTAAAATGTCATTCAAAGGACAAGTTTTAGGAGCAAAGGGTATATCAGAAAGAGGAAAAATGGGTGCGATGGAAAAAAACAGACCAGATACTTTCTATATACAGAGTGCCGACAGATGGCTTACAACAACTGGTGCTGGTGGTGAAAAACAAACTTCGCGTGCCGAAAATATATTGCGAGATGTTAATAGAATTAATCAAGTCAAAGAACATTTTGGTGGTGGTGCTAATGAAGGTCAAGCCACATACCAACCAGGTGAATATCAACCAACCATGCGCCCTACATTAGACCCTCCAATCAAACACATTAGTAATGCTACTGTTAAAAATGGATGGAAAGCTTCTTCTGGTAGTGATTATGGTAAGAGTGGGTTTAGTTCTTTAGCTAATGCTCGTTCTTTAACTGGTAATAATGATAGAATGGGTGGTGCTTTCCATGCGACATTAACTGCTTTAGCAGCACCTATTACAGATGTTTTGAGACCTACAAGAAAACAAAACGTTATTGGAAACGCGCGTGGTGCTGGTAATGTCAAATCAGGTGTTACTGAGAAAAATGTTGTATGGAATCCTAATGATAGGCCAAAAACAACAATCAAAGAACAAACTGAAAATACACATAGTAATAAACCGGGTGGTTGGGCAATTGACGGCGGTCATACTACCAATCCGCATCAACCTGTTTACGGACAAAGGGATACTACCACTTGTCCTTTTGTTGGTAATCCTTCCGCAACAGAAAGCACTGGTGCTGGATACCCAACATATAATAGTGCTTATGGTGCAAATCAAAATTATAATAAAGAAAAAATTAGTAAAGTTGATAGATACAATGTTGGTAACCATAATATTATGAACAATAATGTGAATTTAACGACTTATGCCAATAAGGCATCCGCTCCAGGCGTATTGCGTCCAAATATGCCAAAATCTTCTTCTGGATTTTCTGTTTTAGGTAAATACTCCAACAAAAATACAAGGGAAAATATGGCTAATAATAACAGACATTGTGGTGATTTATTAAAACCATTTGATAATAATCCTTATACACATTCTTTAACAAATGCGGTTTAAATTAATTAACATAATTATTATTAAAAGAAATATTAATAATAATATTCATATGTCTTTACAAATACATAAAAATATAATAAATAAAATAAACTATTTTGTTGAAAATAAGAAAATACCACATATTATATTTTTCGGTCCTTCTGGAAGCGGTAAAAGATTTGTTTTGAATTACTTAATCAATAATATTTATAATTATGATAAAACAATGATAAAACAATATTGCATGTTTGTTAATTGTGCGCATGGTAAAGGTATAAGATTTATAAGAGATGAACTAAAATTTTTCGCAAAATCGAATATTCAAAATAAAGATGGATCTATTTTCAAAAGTATCATATTGTTCAATGCTGGTAATCTAACAACAGATGCACAATCAGCACTTAGAAGGTGCATTGAAAAATTTAGTCACACTACGAGATTTTTTATTATTGTAGAGAATACGGACTCTGTTTTAAAACCCATTATATCAAGGTTTTGTAATATACACATACCACCACCTGTAATAAACAATAAAATTATTAACCTACATAAATATGAAAAAGTTAATCTCAAAGAAAATAAGTATATTAGTAAAAGATGCGATGAATTAAAAAATATCATATTTAACAAAGAAAACTACAATTCTATTCAAAAATGTGATACTTTAGCATTAAATTTATATGAAAAAGGGTATTCCGCAATTGATATTATAAAATTAATAGAAATTATGGATATCGATACAGAAATAAAATTCAATTTACTAATATATTTCGATAAAATTAGAAAAGAATTTAGAGATGAAAAAACTTTACTAACAATTGTTTTATTTTTCCTATCTATGCGGAAAAAAATTAAATTAGAAAATATCTTAACAATTTAAATGGACGATTATGACGTCAATATGTTGTCTGAAGCAAAAAATGAATATTGTGTAAGATTAGTTAACATTTTAACTCCCTTGATAATGCAGGGGGTAAATTCTATATTTGATGAAGCTGTAACATTATGTGAAACAAATGACGAAGATGATAAATATTTGATGACCTTCCAGAATTTTTTAACAAGAGTACCAAAATGGAATCAAGCTTTAATGAATGAAGAAACTTCAAGAATACAAAAAGAAAGTGCGTGTTCTTATTTAGATGACCTTATCACGTGTGTTCATATATCACATCTAAAATTATTAACAAGTATTCGCGTTAGTCAAAAACAAAAAAAAATTGATATCGATATACCCAAAATAGATCAATTCATTCACAAAGTCTACATTGCTTATGCAAGAAAAATATACCAAAATGTTTATTTATTTGAAAAAGATGTTATGCCTCTCCAAAAACAAAAAAATATGAGAGAAGCAGAAGTAATATGTAATCAGAGTATTTTGAATGTTATTAGAGATAGTGTTCCTGTTGAAAAAATATTAAGAGCATACATTGATGAAACTGTTGATGAAGAAGTTATCGAAGAAATTATTGAAAAAAATATGGAAAAACAAGAAGCCGAAAAACTTGAACAGGAAATCGCCGAAAGAGAAGAAAAACGCAATGAAGAAAATAAAGAAAAATATGTTAGCACAGAACCTGAAATTGAATCCTTGCCTGATGAAGACAACAAAGAAAATACAAAAGATAAAAAAGAAGAATTTGGCGATTCATTAAAATTATTAACTGATAAATTGGATAATATTAACAAAAAAAGCGAACCAGAACCTTTTAGCATGAAATTTAATATTCCTGATAAAAAAGAAAGCATTTCATTTAATGATAAAGACAGTGTTTTGGATATGGGAACTAATCAAGAATCTATAATTGAAGCACCAAAAACAATAGAAAGATTAGAAGAAGTAAGTAAAGTAAACAATGAAAAAAGAAAAGCCGAAGAAGAGGATGATTACGATGACGATGGTCCATTAAAAATATCAGGCGACACTATTAAATTGGATTTTTCAGACGTTCACGATTTAGAAAAAGAAAAAAAGTTGGAACCCGCCATTAAATTAGATATTGAAACATTGTCTTAATTGCGTAAAATAAATATAAAAAATCTCATAAAATAATTTATATGTCAAATTATTTTATTATTGGACTAATATCATCTATAATGTATCTTGTTTTCAAATTCATTGAAATGAGATTCATATTGAAGGAAAATAAACCATTAAAAGAATTATTTAGAGATACATTAATTGTTTATTTAAGTGTTGTTTCAGGATTATTCATTAGTGAACAATTTAATTCCAGAATAAGTAAAGCGCCGAAAGTATTTACTGACGCTCCTAATTTTTAACTATACCATAATTAAATTATAAAAGCTATTTAAACAAAATTACATTGTATATCTTATATTATGACTTACGATTTATATAATAGAGTTAACTTCTTGGTAGAAGCCAGTAGATCCACTAGTAAATTAATTAATACGGTAGTGAAAAAAGAAAGAGAATTTTGGATTTATCTTAAAAAAAATACAAGTGATTATGCTTATACAAGAATTAAATTTTTCATTATAATAACACTTGGCTGTTTTTTTGAAGCTATTTTTAGAACGCTTTTTACATTGTTATTTGGATCATTATGGCCAGTTTCTTTCCCTTTTGGATTTATAAAATTAACTGTATATACTTGTTTGGGATATTTTTTAGGGTTTGAAGGTGCTGTAATGTATAATAAGCTTATAGATACCGCAACAGTATATTGCGACAAAGAACTTTATGATAAAATTTTGAACAGTGCGCGAGGTAAAATAATACAGTTGCCAGTTAAAAAGAGAAGTCTAAGCGAGACAAACTTGGATGAACCTGATAATTGTAATGGAAAATTTTGCGACGAATGTGAAGGTTTATTCGATTGTAGTAAAAAAAATACCAAAAAAGATTGATTATTCGATAGCGTGTATCATATCCAATCTTCTCTGATGTCTTCCACCTTCAAATTCGGTATTTATAAATGCTAATATCAATGGTAATAACATTTCGGCTGTGGTATTTCTTGAACCCAAAGCTATTACATTAGCATCATTATGTCTTCTTGACATATTTACACTCGTATAATTATTACATAAAGCACATCTTACCCCCTTTACTTTATTGGCAGCAATAGACATACCTATTCCAGTTCCACATAATAATACACCGAAAGAATTTGGTGTTTCTGTTACTTTTTTACCAACTCGAAATGCGAATTCAGGATAATCGCAACTTTCTATAGAATAACAACCTACATCGACTATATCACTTACTTCTTTATTAAAATTCAATGTTTCTATGATCTCTTTTTTCATCTTAAATCCAGCATGGTCACTCGCAATAAAAATTATGCACATTTTATAATATAAATAGTTCAATCTTTTTATATTATATTTTACCTACGTCTTGTTTTACGTTTTTTCTTTTTAGATTTCTTATTTTTCTTTGTACATTTCTTATTTTTCTTTGTACATTTCTTATTTTTCTTTGTACATTTCTTATTTTTCTTTGTACATTTCTTATTTTTCTTTGTACATCTTTTTTTATATTTCCTTTTCTTTTTTCTTGTTTTATTTTTTCTACCTCCTTTCTTTTCTTCTCGATACAACTGTTTGAAATGTTCAGGATTGTGTAATCTTAATAATTCACGCATTTGATTATACCAATTAAATACTTTTTTATCATAAATATTTTCTTTTGTATCTCCTATTTTTCTATCAACTAATTTACCTTCAAAATTATCAGTAGCTTTATGTAGTATTTTTAATAAAGATTCTATTGAAAAAACTTTTAAATTACTTATTTCTTCTATTTCGTAATTCATTTTTTCAAATGTTATTTCCAAAATAGGTGGTTTTTTTATATTATGATAAATTTTTAAAGGTTGTATTTCACTGAATTCATCACCCACACTATTATCTTTCGTTTGTCTTTCCACTTGTGTTTGAGGGACCTCATTGCCATACCATCCCTTAAATAAATTTATTAATTCCTTTCTTGCCTGAATATGATTTTCTGTTGAAAAAACCATATCTATATCATCTGTGATATATTTGTCCCCAACGTGTAAATGTGTGGCATAACCACCTTTAACTACTAATTTTTCTTTAAGGTAATCATTTTTTCTAATATAATCCAATATTTCTTTTTGTTGTTGTTGTCTTGTTTCTCCTTCTTGTTCTTTCCATATTTCAATTGTATCCTTAAATCTATCAAAATATTTATTTAACTCTTCTAATCTATCTTTTATATTTCCTGAAAGTGTCTTCTTCTTCTTCTTCTTCTTCTTCTTCTTCTTCTTTTTACTTTGTTTCTTTTCTTCATGTTCTAATAATTCTTTCATTGCTTTATCAGCCTCTTTATTTGCCTTATCTTCTTGTTCTTTTTTTAATAGAAGAGTTGTATCCCTTATATCTGTTACATTTTCAGCTCCTAATCTCAGTAAATCTGCTTCATTTTCTCTCAAAAATGTATCCCCACTGATAAAATTCGCTTCTTCTTCATCGGCTTTTTTTTTAGCTAATCTTTCTCTCATTTTTCTTCTTCTTTCAGCTATATTATCCATATATATATTTCCTATATTAAATATTATTCCATTGTAAACATAGTATTATACATATCCTTTGCTTTATTGCTAACTTTATGACTTAAATCTGATAACTGTTCCATATAGGTAGAATTAGATGAATTTTCAACTATATTACTTATTTGTAATGAACACTCTTCATCAAACTCACCTGGAATCAATTTATCTATCACGTAATCTTTTATTATTTTACTATTATTGTAATAAGGGTGTATTGGGGGTTCTATAAATGATAAATATGATAATAGTAAATACCATAACCCACTTCTTTTCCTAATTTTTTTATAGACATTTTCACATATTCTTTTAAACTTACTAAAATTTTCTGATTTTCTTCCACCCAATGCTTCCAACATATCGTTTGTTATTTTCATTTCTACATCGACATGTTTTGGATCTTCTCCAAGTAAATAAGAAAAATCTATGTGTATTAAATCTCCCCATTTATTTATCAATATATTCTCCGTATGTCTATCACCAACACCTAGTATATAACATAAAACACAAGACGACACACAACTTTTTATAAATGTTTGTCGCATATTATGGATTGTTTCGTTTGGATTCAAATCCATAATGTAATTCAATAATGTAGTCTGTCTTACTTCTATTAAATCATATAATGTAATAGTATTGTCTAATATCTCTATCCAACCATAATTATATCTATATGGCAAAACATTATATGTGTTGATAATAATATCATTTCCACATATTCGTTTCATCCATTTACTCACATACATTGTTAATTTATCTTTCCTTAAATCTTCATTTTTTACAAGAATAAATAACTTTTTTTTGCCGTGACTCGTATGACTTTCTGTTATTAAAGGCACTACCCATGGTCGAGATGATGAATTCAATCTTTTTAATCCCATTAAGTCAATATTAACACATTCTCTTTCTGGATTCCATGGCATCCTTACTCTGCCATTTTGTTGAAACCAATCAAAAACCAAATCATTCATTTCATTTCTATCCTTTGTAACCAATAATTCAACAAACTTTATAAATTCATCTGTTTTTCTTATACTTGCTAACCAATCGTTAGGAACCAATGTAACCATCTTGGCCATCATAGCCTTCAAATTTTTATTATCATCCAAACTATTCAAATAATATTTCGTTTCAAAATAAAAAGAGTAAAATAAATTCAAATCTACAGTGCATTTATAAGCCAATTCCATACCAAATTCTTCATTTTTCTTTGATAGCTCAACCAACCATGGCATTAATAAATTATCTTCTAACTTTTTGGAAAACATCTTCACTAAATATTTTTCGACGCATTTGTGTTTTGATAAATCTGTATTAAAACCTAATTCCAATATATTCTCTGATGTACATCTCTTTTTACAATCACTTTTACATAATAATTCACGACAACTGTATATTTTCTTTGTACTATCTTTATAATATTCTATTAAACGATTCATTTCTTCTTTTGGTTTATCATTATTAGCAATTATACATTTGGTTATTAATGTATAATGATTTTTAAATTCAAATCTGTGATTCCATAATAACTTTTTCTCTATCTTGGATATTTTCTGACAAGATATTTTGTATTGAATATTTCTATAAACACTTATTATATAGTTAATAATTTTACACCATTTTTTACTAACCGTTCTTAAATATACCAAATTATGTATTTTGATAGGTAAATTTATAAAAATCTCTATTTGTTTTTGAAAATGATTAGCTACATTAACAGATTCATTACAAGATTTACATACGCGCATTTTTGTTTTATCTTCCATATATTGTGTAAAATCATAGAATGATTTTTCCGGAGGTGTTGGTTTTGATATATATTCATTATCATCGCAAAACCAACGTGCGCAATCATAGCAAAATATCCTTCCACAACTACGACAATGATGTTTTCTTATTAAATATCCAAATTCGGCACCACATTCAAAACACTGATTTACTTTCTTATTAGGAACCCAAACTGAAGGTTTTCTTGCGGGTATGTTTATGGGATTGCTATTACTTCTTTTTCTATCAATATATATTGAAATCGCTCCATCCATATTAATTATTGATATAATTAATTATTTAATAATTAATATATTTTTTTAATATATTTACAAAGATGTAGATATATTATTATTTATTTTTTACGAGTTTTTCTTCTACGCTTTCCACCATGCTTTTTTCGCGGAACTTCATCACCTCCGGGATTTTCATTAAATGGTTTATATTGTTCCAAAAAATCCTCTTTTGGTAGAGTATTAACTATGTGACTACTAATAGAAACAAACATTATGTTATTATCTTTAATATTCAACACTTGATATACACTAACAACATTAGCCAAGTGTGCATTTTTGCTGATCCAATGTGAACCAGCAGTAACTTCCCCTTCTCCACATCTTTGTTTTTTACGCGTTTTTTTCTTACGAGTCTTTCTACCACTTGAATTAACTACCTCAAATATCATTTCCTTTCTTTTTACATAATTTTCTTTCCAACTACCATAATCAACATCATCTTCGTATATTTTTTTGACTCTCAAACCTTTCATTTTATTTGTTCTCTTGCTATTTGATAAAATGACTATGTTATTTTTTGAAGGTTCTAACCATTTATTTATAGTATTCCACAATTTCTTTTCCTTTTCTTTATTCCATATTTTTTTTGCTCTAAAAGCTGTAGAAACATAAGGAGGATCACAATAGATAATAGTATTTTTATAATCTAAATCAAATACACTTTTTTCTTTGTACACAAACTTAGAACTTGTAAAATATGGTTGCAATCCTTTCAAATATTTTTTTTTACTTTTCATATAATTAGTAGCAAAATTCTTACCACCATGGCTTCTTTTTTCTGTTCTTACTTGCTTTCCTCCAAAATATTGACCACCAAATCCCAATGTATAACCCACAAATGATTTTTGAGCAGAGGGTTTCTTATTTTTTTTATAACTTTCCCATTTTTTTTGTGTTATATTTTCAAGTTTTGGTAACCAACCTTTCTTTAATGCTTTAAATAATACAGTTATAGTTGGATTTACATCACTAAAAATATATTTCTTAAATACTTTATTTTTATCATCCTCCATAACTTGAATTCCTACACGCGCCATTCCACTAAATGGTTCCGCATAATTTTTTATAGATGGGTTTTCTTCTACTTTCTTATAAACCATTTTTGATATTGTTTTCGCCAATTTTGATTTTCCAGCATGATAAGGTAAAGGCATTATTACATTATCATGTGATTATTTTCTTCGGGTTCGTTTAGTTCTTTTTTTTCGGTTTTTCTTTGTACGTTTCTTCTTTTTTTTCTTTAAAATTCTTTTACAATATTGTTTTTGAGAAAACCCTTTTGGTCTTTTACAATTAATCTTTCTTTTATATTTCAAAGACCATTTACCAGCTCGTTTAACACGTTTAGGATTATTATTGGCTATCATTGCGGCCGCTACTCTTTTATCCGTTAAATGCCTTGGATGATCAAGCTTCGCAAAACTCTCTTCTAATTTTTGACTTGGTGTTTCTGTTCCCAATTGTTTGGGCGTTGTGTATTCTTCTCCAAGAAGTTGAGGGTCTACTAATCTTGATTCCAATTCCGTTGCGGAACGTTGTGGTATCTCTGCTTGGTATTCATCGCCAACACGAGGATCAGGTGTTTGTTTTTTTTCTTCTTGTGTCTTTATAAGCTCAACTGTCATTCCATCTATTTTATAAACTTTTCCATCTCCACCATATTTTTTCGAATCCGTTGCCCAATTTTCACTATGATATACCATTGTAAATGGATGTGTAGTCCCATTATCTAAAGGCCAATGTACAGTAATAAGGTCGCCTTTTTTCGGTGCCCCACCTTCTTCTTTTTTCGGTGCCCCACCTTCTTGTATAGTTGATAATCTTTTACTTTTTTTACTTTTTTTCATAAGTTTCTTATGTTGTTTGGATGTTAATTCTCCTTCTGGAAACATTCCTTTATGCCAATCCAAATGAACTTGAGTATCAGGAGTAATTTTACTTCTTTGTGCCATATGATGTGGTTCATATGGACTTAAAGCAGCTGTTAATAAACTGGTAGCCAACAAAAAATCTCTTGCTGATTTTAACGGCCTTCCTTTTGAAAGATTTCTTTTACTTCTTTTTAATAAAGTTACACCGTGTGATGATGCTATGATAGGTGGCCTTTTAGATATTCTTTTACTCATTTCTTTTGATAGAGCTATTTCTTCTTTTAATCTCTTACTTTGTTTCCTACTTTGTCGAGATTTTTGAGACTTTCTTGATTTTGAGACTCTTGATTTAACTTTTTGTGATTTTCGCGATTGTTTTGATTTAATAGAACGTTTTGAACTCATATTAATTATATATTAATTATTGATATAATTAATTTACCAACCACCACCTTTTTTAACATTAATCCTTGGCCCTTTTTTACTATTAAACGCGTTAGGATCGTATCCCTCCTCTTCATCATCCGACCCCAAATCCTTAGATAATTCCCAAAATTCCTTAGAACCCAATTTAAAGTCATTATGCGCGGATGCTTTATACCAAAATATTTGGTCTTCTAATTTATTTGACTTAGAGTTATTTGAAATAACTAAACATTCATAATTTTCAGTACATTGATCCATTACTTGACAAAAACTTTCAAAAGTAGAAAACATACCAGCATAATTTTCATAAATACGTTTTCTATTTGTTATATAAGGTTCGCGTAAAATAAATGTATAATCGATATTTGTTCTTAGATTTGGTGGAACACCAAGAGGATACTGCATAGTAATGACAAGCATTATTTTCCAATGCCTTCCATTCATAAAAAGAAGTCTCATAACTTTCTCACGTGCCCAACCATTATCATATAAACAATCATCCAGAATAACAAAGGCTCTTGCATCAATATTGCTTCTACCGTATGCTTCCTGTTCTTTTTTAACCTGTTTTAAAACCATTTTCTGTCTTTTCAATATATTTTCAATAATAGCAGAATTGTATTCGTCGTGAATAAATAATTTTGGAACCAATTTACCATAAAATCCATTACCTGACTCTGTTCCAGATATTACTGTCCCAATAGGAATGTCTTGATGATAATATAATAAATCTCTTACTAAAAAACTTTTACCTGTATCACGACGACCTATAAGAACGATTACGGGACCTGAAGCGGCATTAGGATCAAATTTAATATTTTTCATATCGAATTTTTTCAATTCTAAATTCATTAGTATTATATTTGAAATTAATTTATTATTTTTAACATAAAACTTTAGGTTAAAAACAAAAAAAATAAATAGTTTATAAATAATAAATAATGTTTGTTGTATCTTACAAAAAAAATAACAATAATGTTCTTTTTAGTAAAATAAAAAAAGAATGTGGATTTTCTCAAATTCAAAATTACATACCACTATATCAAAAATTTTTTTCATTAACAGATAAAACGTATAATAATATTAATTTAAATCATAAATATGCTATAACAGATATAAAAAAATCAATAAATGAAAATACTTTTGTTTTAAATTTAACAGATAGTAATAATAATTTAACCAAGGAATCTTTTTTTAAATTTAGTCCATTATTAGACCCTATAAAATATATGGTTGGTAAATATAACAATATAACAGATGATATGAGAACAACACTTCCTAAATTAAATAACAATATATCATCTAAAAAAGTATTAGACGTTAATAATTCTGCTTATGTAGATAGTTTTTTCTCGTATTTAAGTAGTACGGCATTTCATCATCATAAATTCCCAAATGCTTTAGACTTTTATGGTTCATTTCTTGGAGTACAAGAGAGTCATTTCTTTAATATAGTGGATGATTTGGAATATTTATATGATTCTGATTTTTTTCATGAAAATAAAGATAAATTATTTAAGACCGAAGATATAGATGAAGAAATGTTATCAGATGCATCAAGAACACATAGAAAAAAATTATCTCTAAAGGATGATAACATTAAATTAGATGTGAATGAGTTAAATGATGAAATGTATGGCGATGTGTTTGAACTTACTGAGAAAAATTTAGAAATACACAATCTTAAAGATATTGAAGTGCATATGGATATTAGTAGTAATCTAAGAAGTAGAAAAGATACTGAATCAGCTTGTTCATCCCGTTCATCGAATACAAGCGATGAAGAAAGTGATGACGATGAAATGGATATTTCAGGAGATTCATTAGAAAGTTGTACCAATAGCGAATTATCAGGTTATTCAAGTTCAGATAATGATGAAGACTTTATCAGGGGAGAAGTATATAATTTTCCTGTTCAGATCATATGTCTTGAGAAAATGGATAATACGTTAGACTCTTTATTGGATGATGAAGAAAATGAAATGGAAGTGGATGAATGGAAATCTTGTTTATTTCAAATATGTATATCTTTGATCGTATATCAAAAAATGTTTAATTTTACACATAATGATTTACATTCCAATAATGTAATGTATATTGAAACTGAAAAGAAATATTTGAATTACAGATATAAAAATAAATTATACCGCGTTCCAACGTTTGGTAAAATATATAAAATTATAGATTTTGGTAGGTCTATTTATTCTCATAGTGGAAAGAAATTTATGAGCGATAGCTTTCATTCAAAAGGAGATGCGAGTACACAATATAATACAGAACCTTATTTTAACGAAAATAAACCAAGATTAGAACCAAATTATAGTTTTGATTTATGTAGATTAGCGTGTTCTTTATTTGATTATTTTTTTGAAGATATTGAAGATGTTGAAGAAGAAGATGACCCTATAGCAAAAACGATAGCAAGGTGGTGTACAGACGATAAAGGAAGAAATGTGTTATATAAAAAAGATGGTGAAGAAAGATATCCCGATTTTAAATTATATAAAATGATTGCAAGAACGGTTCACGAACACACACCAGAAAATGAATTCGATAGAGAAAAAGATAATATTTTTAATAAATTCTTAAGTTCAAGAAAGAAAATAGGGAAGAAAGCGAAAGTATTTAATGTAGATGATATACCTTCATACGTATAAAATTGAATTAATAATAAACGTGTATAGTATATTATTAATGGACCAGTTCTACACAAAAATGGAAATAGCTGAACAATGTTGGAATACACTAAAAACAAAAGTTAATGTTGATGAATTTAATTGGTTTGTCGAACCTTCTGCCGGAACAGGTAGTTTTTATAAATTATTACCAATAGACAAGAGACGTGGGATAGATATAGACCCTAAATATCCTGGAGTGATGCAAATGAATTATTTAACATTAGATATGTCTGGTTTATACCAAGATGGTGTCGATAAATACCTTGTTATTGGTAATCCACCTTTCGGCAAAATTAGTTCCTTGGCTGTAAAATTCTTTAATAAATCAGCTGAATATGCTGATATTATAGCTTTTATTGTTCCAAGAACTTTTAAGAGGGTGTCTATCCAAAACAGATTGAATTTGAATTTCCACCTAATATATAATATTGATTTACCTATGAAACCTTGTTGTTTTGAACCGAAAATGGGTGCTAAATGTTGTTTTCAGATATGGAAGAAAAAGAATGTTAAGCGAGACATTATTGAATATCCAAAAACGCATAAGGATTTTGAATTTTTAAAGTATGGACCAAAAGATGAGGACGGACAACCTACGCCACCAGAAGGTGCCGATTTCGCATTGAAAGCATATGGGTCTAATTGTGGTAAAATAATAATTGAAGATTTAGATGCGTTAAGACCTAAAAGCTGGCATTTTATAAAATCAAAAATAGATGTTGCATTATTAAAAAAGAGATTTAATTTCTTGGATTATAGTATGAGCAAAGATACAGTTAGACAAGATAGTTTGGGACAGAAGGAATTAATTTATTTATATAGTCAAAAATATTAAATTAAATTAAATTAAAATATAAACCTTTTTTAATTTAATTATATAAATGGATTTTTATATGTATAAATCTGTCTGTCCAGGATGGTTATATGGTAATAGTGTTGATATTAGACATGTTATTGTACCTCACAATACAAAAGAGCTTGCGGTCAGAAATATGGCAAGAAAAAAAGCGAATAATGTTATAGGTTCAAATGATTGTAAAGTTCAATTATTGCAAAAATATGTCATGTCTATAGAAGCAAAAAAAAGTTATATGGGTTTAACAAGTTTGAAGTTTGATGGGGATAGTGTTGTTATGTCCGAAACACATGAACCACCACCAGTGAGTGAGCGTTAAACGCACCATCCTTTACGACGATGATCGGATATATGTTTTCTTGTTGATTCGTGTCCGCATTTTTCACACGTTACACGTTCTTTTTGGCGTTCTTTGTTTTCCTCCCTCCATTTTTTTCTTTTGGCTTTTCCTTCTTCGCTTTGATTATAAGCTATTTCAGCATTTCTTCTAGCTTCATGATTTTTTTTCCTATTTATTTTACATCTTTCTGAATTTGTTATATTATTTATTTCCATCCGTCCATTTAATGTTCCCATAGTATTTATATATTCTTGTTCTAACTGTCTGGCTTCTTCTTTTGTATCCACAGTACAAAGTACGGTATGTCCATTATTTATTTTTTCATAAGCTTTTTCTCTATTATATTTATTTCTAATATAAGTATAAAATTTACAATTATAATGTTTTGAGTTCGGTTGAAAACAACGAACGCGATGGTCTTTTAAACGACGTTTCATATCGTTAGTAGAACCAACATAAGCTTGTCCATCAATATCGATGGCATATACATGAAATTTCTTCGGCATATTATAATATAATTATTAATATAATATTTAAATCAATTTTATATTAATATTTTATCAAATTGGACGAGTTCGTCATAAGGGGAAGCCGATTACATTCGGGGAAAGCCCACTAAATTAGCTCCGATACCAAATCCAGCCCCCGATCTAGCGCTTACAGCCATAGACGGAACGTAGGTATCAAGTATAGAGAAGGTTGCTGCTGCCGTCAAAGCAATCAACATAACTTCATCAACATTCAAGGATTTCTTAGGAATTGCATAAGCTGCGATCGCAACCATAATACCTTCTACGAGATATTTTACTGCACGACGAACTAATTCGCCAAAATCAACCATATCACCGAGTCCAGACATATTATACTAATTAATTAGAAAAAAATAATTAGGTTAAAAAATAACTTAAATATTAAAAAAGCAAATTATTATAAATGAGTTCAATAGCTTTTGAGCGGCAAAATTTGCCTAATGGCGAGATTAATCCTAAATATGTTGATCTATTAGACGAAGACAAGCCTATTTCGGGACAAAAATTTGCTTGTATTTCTTTTGTTTCTCCTGAAAATGTTTTAGAAGACAAAAATAGATTTTTCTTTCAAGAATTCCTAAAATATTTTGATTTTTCTAAATCTATTGAAAAATATCATCAATTCTTAAATTTCCTCGCGTTCAAATATAATTTAGAATTTAATGATATGATTTCGGATTTCGAAGAATTTTTAAAAAGTGAAAAAAATGAATTCGATAGTGAAAAACTAAGAAATGAATATAAAACTTTCGTTGATAATAATGAACAAAGATTGCAGGAACAATTTGATGAAGCTCACGCTTTTCAAACTAACACGCGTGGTTTAAAAATTAGAGGAGTTTACGCAACACAAGGAGAAGCAGAATTGAGATGTAAATTGCTTAGAGAGGTTGATCCTAATCACAATGTTTATGTTGGTCCAGTAGGTATGTGGATGCCATGGGACCCCGAAGCATATAAAACGGGAAGAGTTGAATATATGGAAGAAGAATTAAATCAATTAATGAGTGAAAAAAATAAAAACGAAGAAAAAGCAAAGCAAGAATTTGAAAAACGCGTATTAGAAACTAAGAGAAAGGCAATTGAAGAAAACATAAAAATGGCCAAGGAGAATAAAAATAAGTTAACGCAAAACATTGACAAAGAAGGTAATTTGTATGGTGTAAATAATACTATTGAAAATGCTTTGACTGGTGAAAATGTAACAAGCGCCGATATTAAAGCAGAATTATTTGAAGGTGATAATATTATTACTTCTAAAAATAAAGATCAACCCAAGTTAAAATCTCTTTTACCAGATGACAAGGAAGATAAATAAAATTGAATTATAATCTATAATTAATTATATATAACTAATTATGGATAAAAACATGGATACTAAATCTACACAAACACCTACTAATATCAAACCGGTTAATCCCGAAAAAAAGAAGAAAAAGAAAAAGAAAAAGAAACAGTCATATAAAGATATGATGGCAGAAATATTAAAACCTAAAATAACAGACCAAGAAAGAATAGCTCTTAAAAAACAAACTGTTATGTCCAATGGTCTTGGTGGTGGTAATTTCGGAAAACTTGAAAAAATTTAATTTTTCAACCAATACAATAAAACAATATCATCATATCCTATTACTACTACTAATAAAAAATAAAACCCCATAAAGAAAGACATATTTTTTATATTACTTAAAAATGCAATTATATGAATACTCCAATTTAAAAAACAAGACAAAAAATAAACAATAAAAGCTTCTTTCCTCATCTTTTTTTGTGTGTCATCATCTTCCAAAAATCGCATTGCCAAGCATTTATTTACATTATAAGAATAACATGATAATATACAATATAATGCTAACAGTTTTGGTAAAATACCAGCATATTTCCAATCTATAAAAAAATTTACACAAGATAGAAAGGTTGTTATTATGTGGTGATATTTTGTTGTTGTCGATAGCTTCATATTTTTAAATAGGGCTACTGTATCTCCTGAAGTGTATAATGAACCAATAAACCATAATAATATACTCAAATCGCCAATATTAAAAAAAACAAACGGTATGATTGGTATTGTGGATATTGACAAATAATATAATACATATGATTTTATAAAGTTTTTTTTTATGTAATTCTTTTTTTTATCATCATATGTTGGATATTTTTTATAAAAATATGATAAATATATATCCACTAAGGGATAACTTATATATGTTATAATTAAATTTATAAATATGACCCAAATTGGTGGCATTATGTTATATATTAATCGGCTATTCATTTAAATAGATTATATAAAGCTTTAAATTTATATAATGTAATGAATCAATGGTTATTAATATCACATAGTGCTGCTTTATTTCCAATGGGAGTATTTTTATGGAGTTGGAAAAGAAGAAAAGATACGGCTTCTGTTTTCATGTTTATAAAATTTATATATGCTGTAACATATTCATTACTTTATCATTCGCATCATAGTTTATCAGAAGATGAAGTATTTACAAGTGATTATGATTATTCTAATTGGGCTTTATTAGACGGGTATGCGGCTTCTTCTCTTATATTTACTACTGTTCTGTATACATTAAGAGTAAGAGAACCACAATTTTATATAACCAGTTTTGCTGTAGAAAATATTGTTTTGGTTGTTTATTTATGGGAACAATTAGATCACGCTTTAATATTAACTTGGTATTTATCAGTTTGTTCTGTTATAGTGTCAGTATTAAAATGGCGCACAAATTGGAGATATCTTTTAAGATATAAATGTGTCTCATTTCTCACAATAGCTTTTGGAATATCTGCGGTTGTTATGTATTGTATAGCAGTTAAACAATTTTATAACGAGATTTATGTAAAATATCATTCATTATGGCATTTTTTTGTTTTTTCAACTGCTGGATTTGGTTCTCTATTAAGATACAAACTTGATGAAGAAATACATCCAATTCATAGAAGAGATCAATTAGATTCTATATAGTCGGAATAAATTCCCAATTTAATTCTTTACATATTTTTTTCCAAATTTCATCCTGTTCTATTCGTTTCACTGGATCTTTCAACATTGGAAAATATGGTAAAAATACATTTTCTCCAAGTAATTCACACATTTTGTATAATACATAATAATAATTCAAAAAATTCACTCTATCATCAGGACAATGATTCGAATATGGTTTTTGTATTTCCATAAATAAATTACATAATGTATCTTCTAACTCTGGATTCATTACTGGTGGTTTTATTCCTAATTTATCTTTTATAAATGGTATGTGTTCATAATATTTATTATAACCCAATTTCTTTAAAATATCCTTTGCTTTCTTATTTGTGATCTGTTTTAATGATATTCTTTCTTTCTTTATTTGCAATTTTATATTATTCAATACTTCTGTAGGTATTTGGGTAGTTTCTTTTGCTTGAAATTGAGCCAATATCTCACGAAAATGATTTATTCTTTTATATGCATAAAAACAAACTTCTTTAGGTGGTTCCTTATATGATGGCTTTTCGTGTTCTATCAAATATTGTAAATGTTGTCCGCATTTATTACATATTATCAATCCTTCCGCTTCTACCGGTATTAACTCGCCTCCACAATTTTTACATTTTTCATAATCTATCACATAATTATTTATATCTATAAAACTTTCATCGATACTTGTTAAATATTTGTTTATATTATTGGTATCTTTATTTTCTTCTTCGGTATTTTTCTCACTTTTTTTATTAAAAAAATTATTCAATACTATTGTTTTCTTTGATTTACCCTGTGAAATATTCTTTTTCTTTTCAAAATATTCAAAAATATAATCAGAATTTAACAAAAAATAGTCTTTTTTCTCTCTTTTTAATTTCTTTATTCTTTTCCTAATTTCTTTTATTTTATCTTGTATTTCTAATTTATCTCCAATATCTTTTATTTTTAATAATTGTTTTTTTAGCCTGGTTTTTTCCTTTTTTAATTTTGGTAAAATATTATTACTTACATCTAAAAACTCTTTCAGTTTTTCATTATGTTTGCTATCCAAAGTGACAATTGATTTTTTATTTATACATATTTTTTTACTCGCCTTTGGTTTAAAATTAGGCATTAATATAAATAGGTTTATGTTATTTTTAATTATTAATTTTCTAATTTAAAATAAATGAGTGATATTCATGTTGATACTCCCAATAATAATATTACTATTGATAAATTAAAATTTAGAAAAATGACTTTTATTTATAATGCTTTAGAAAAGGGTTGGAGTGTTAGTAAAAAAAGCGAATTATATATTTTTAAAAAAAACCATGAAGGTAAGAAAGAAGTTTATTTAGATGATTATTTAACACGCTTCATGGAGGAAAATTTCGATCTCTCTTCCATTTAGTTATATCTTTTATTTTTAATTAATTAAGTAATTAATTAATTAAATTTCAATAATTTTTTTTTCTTTAGCAATAGTATAAATGGGTGGTGGCTTAATGCAACTCGTAGCTTACGGCGCACAAGACGTCTATTTGACCGGTAATCCTCAGATCACTTTCTGGAAGGTTACCTACAGAAGACACACGAACTTCGCAATGGAATCTATTGAACAAACTTTTAATGGACAAGCCGATTTCGGTCGTCGTGTTCAATGCACTGTTTCCAGAAATGGTGACTTAGCATACAGAACTTACTTACAAATTACTCTTCCTGAAATCAACCAAGATGATAATGCTGGTGGTAATGTTTACGCCAGATGGTTGGATTGCCCAGGTGAGCAATTGATTTCCATGGTTGAAGTAGAAATTGGTGGTCAAAGAATCGACCGTCAATACGGTGACTTCATGCACATCTGGAACCAATTGACTCTTACTTCTGAACAAGAAGATGGTTACAACAAAATGATCGGTAACACCACACAACTTACTTTCTTGACTGACCCACACTTTGCTGATGTAGCAACTGCTTGTGGTGCCGCAGCTGTTCCTGAAGCAGTATGTGCTCCAAGAAACGCACTTCCAGAAACGACTCTTTACGTCCCTCTTCAATTCTGGTTCTGCCGTAACCCTGGTCTTGCTTTGCCATTGATTGCTTTGCAATACCACGAAGTTAAAATTAACATCGAAATCCGTCCTATGGATGAATGCTTGTTCGCTGTCACCCAAGTTGGTGAATCTGCTGCTCCAGGCAAAAACGTAAAAGCAACCGCAGCTTACTCCAAATCTTTGGTAGCCGCTTCCCTTTACGTTGACTACATCTTTTTGGATACCGATGAACGTAGACGTATGGCACAAAACCCACACGAATACTTGATTGAACAGCTTCAATTCACTGGTGATGAATCCATTGGTTCCTCATCCAACAAAATCAAATTGAACTTCAATCACCCATGTAAAGAATTGATCTGGGTTGTTCAACCTGACGATAACGTAAGTTATTGTGATAGTTTCGTTGAAACTAAAGTTCTTAACATGGCTTTGGGTGCTCAGCCATTTAACTACACTGATGCTATCGATGCTCTTCCAAACAGTATCCGTGCTTTCAGTTCCAGTGTTCAATTGTCTGGCGCTAGTAACAACGCAACAAACACCTCTGTTATCAACGCACACGGTCTTTTCAACGACCCTAATGCTAACAGTGATGGAACTGCCGCTCAAGTAGGAGAACTTTCCGGTAACTTAGGTTCCGCTGGCCCAACCAACGGTGTCTCTGATGCTGGCGCATTCGTTCTTGCTGAAACTTCCTTGAAAATGCACTGTTGGGGTGAAAATCCAGTTGTAACTGCCAAACTTCAATTGAACGGTCAAGACCGATTCAGTGAGCGTGAAGGTACTTACTTCGATTTGGTTCAACCATACCAACACCACACTCGTTCCCCTGATACTGGTATCAACGTTTATTCGTTCGCTCTTCGCCCTGAAGAACACCAGCCATCTGGAACCTGTAACTTCAGTAGAATCGATAACGCAACTCTTCAATTGGTTGTTTCCGCCGCTGCCATCGGTAGTGCCGCAACCGCCAAGGTCCGCGTTTATGCTACCAACTACAATGTATTGCGTGTTATGAGTGGCATGGGGGGCCTTGCCTATAGTAATTAAGCGGATGGAGTATTCTTTAAGATAATCCCAAAACTAACAATTATTTTAAAATTGATTTAAATAAAACATTTTATAACTTATTATAATATGTTTTCCGAACATGAAGTTGTTTTAAGTCAAGACGTTGGTCTTTATACTCGTTATGGTAGATACGCTGGTTCATACAAAAATATTTGTTATTTAATTCAAAATAAAGAAACAAATGAAAAATATTACAAAATGACTTGTAATAAAGATAATACTATTTATACTACATTATCTATTGACGATGTTAAATTAATTATGAATTACAAACCATATAGACCAATTTGGTCGTTGCATAGTAATGGATATGTATATGCACAACTCCCAAATAAAAAAAAAATAACATTACACTCTTTTATAATTAAAAATAAACACCCTAATGATGAAAAAATTAATGATAAAAAATATTCTATTGACCATATTAATCGTGATAAATTAGATAATAGAAGGGAAAATTTAAGATGGGCTACACAAAGCGTTCAAAATTCTAATACCTATAAAAGAAATAGAAAAAAGATGGCAAAATCTCTACCAGCAGGATTAACTCAAGATATGATGCCCAAATATGTGTATTATTGTAAAGAATGTTATAATAAAGAAAAACAATTATACAGAGAATTCTTTAGAATTGAAAAACATCCAAAATTAAATAAAAAATGTATTTCAAGTTCAAAATCTTCAAAATTAACCATTTTACAAAAATTAACAGAAATCAAAAAAAAATTATACAATTTAGATAATGATATTGTTGAAGAAGATCCAAATAAATTACCGCCATATTATACAATACAAAATTTTAGAAACGCCCCTCATTTAACATACGATCATAAACACGACAATAAAAGATTTAATCTTAAAATGAAAATGAAAACCGATAAAACCCAAGAAGAAGAATTAAAGAGATTTAATGATAAGTTATTTAAGAAATATCCCGACTTACAAAAACGTGAGAATTAAGTTCTAATTTAGCCCCTTTTTTAATCTAATTAAATATTATAATGTCATTACAACAGACGGCAAGTGACTACGTTAAACAAGGCGATAATGCATTCGCAGAATGTGATAAAATTACTGACCCTAATAAAAATAAAGCGTGTTTACATGCAGCATTTAGCAAATTTGGTATTGGCGGTAAAAGATGGCCAGGAAGAAGCCAGAAAAGACTAAGAAGAAAATCGCGTAGAAAATCTAAGAGAAAAAGTACAAAGAAAAAACGTAGAAGAAAAAGAAAACGTACAAAGAAAAAAAGAAGAAGAAGACGCCGTTAATCAAATATAATTAATATTATTTAATTATATATGATAATATTAGATAGTTTAGCCATATTAATTAATTCGGTTGGATGGGGTATTAAACCAGTTCTTGAAAAAATATCTGTTAAAAAAATTGGACATAGCAACTTCTCATATATTAGATATATTATAACTGGTATCATAGCACTTCCTTTATTAATATATAATATTAAAACGTCCAATAAAAATAAATTTAATGACCCTGCTTATTTACAAGATGCTATAAAATGGGGTTTAATTGTTTCACTTGTCGCTTTAGCTGCTATTAAAGCTAATTACTATTTATTAAGTAGATATGATGTTAGCTATATTGCCCCTATAGTAGAAGGTGCCCTTCTCGTAATGAATGCTATTTTCGGAATCATATTTTTGAAAGAAAAAATAACCACACAAGCTGTTCTTGGAATTGGAACAATCATTGCTGGAACATTCATATTATATTCTTCGTAAATTATATATGTTTTATACATCAATTAATTTAATAGCTCAAATATTATGTTATGTTGCCGCATTTGGATTGTCTGACTATTATGTTAAAAATTATAAAAAATTAAAGGGAAAACAACAAGTGCAATTTTATTCCATTATGGGTGTAGTAGGCTTTATGCTTTACCATCTTTAAATATATTATTTAATGAAATGATTTAAATAATATTTTGTTAATTGTATTATAAGATGCAAATTTTCGTAAAGACACTTACGGGTAAAACGATCACCCTGGATGTAGAGCCATCCGATACGATCGAAAATGTAAAACAAAAAATCCAGGATAAGGAAGGTATCCCACCCACTCAGCAAAGATTAATTTTCGCAGGTAAATAAGCTTGCCTGGAAAAGTCATATGCCACTACGATTTGGGTTCTTGTAGTGGATAAACATTTAGAATCCCAAATGATAATTTATCATATATTCAATGGCTAGTCTCGTAAGAGGCAACATATCTTATAAAGTTCGGGAACTCCCTTAGAGCTCTAATCACGACTTAATAATAAGAAATTATTATTAATAGGCAGGGTAATGACCTCGCTCATCGTAATAGCATTAGAGATTGGGTAATCCGCGGGTAAAGTATCTAAATCTGTTATTGATTAAGACATGATACTCCCTCAACGACCGCACGGATATGGGCTTGAGAAGTTTAATCAACTTCTATGAAAGCTTAAGATACAGTCTGGCTCTTTGTGAAAGCAAAGAGATGAGTTACGAAGCAACTCGAAGACGGCAGAACGCTGTCAGATTACAATGTGCAGAAGGAAGCGACGCTCCATTTGGTCCTTCGGCTACGTGGAGGCTATTTTTAAAATGTAAAGTAATTTCTTAATTATATTATATAATATAATAAATAAAATTGATTTAAATATAATACTATTATTATATTTAATATGGAAATAATATATCCAACAACGATAAGACATTATGAAGGTTGTATAACTAAACATAATGATAGATTTCAAGCAAGAATTCGCACCAGAAATATTTGTAAAAGATTTAAAACAAACGAAGAGGCATTTGAATTTATAAAAAATACAAATATTGAAAATAATTTTATTATAAAAAATAAAATATATAAATATAATGATTATAGTGAAGTAGAATTAACAAAAAATAAAAAGTTGATTATTGATAATGATGATATAAATAAAATCCAAAAAATTTTATGTTTTTCGGATGAACGATATAATACAACTTATGTGAGATATAGATTAAAGAACCAAGGGCATACAGTACCGAAATTTATCCATAATTATATTATGAACTATACCCCCATAAATAATATTACAATTGACCATATTAATGGAAATGGTTTAGATAATAGAAAAAAAAATTTACGAATGGCTACACAATCATTACAGTTGCGAAATCAAGTAAGAAAATATGGAAAAAGTAAAATAAGACATATTGAATATACTAAATGGAATACATTCACTGCTTGTTTTAAATATGAAAAAAAAAGATATAGAAAGACTTTCAAAACATTAGAAGAAGCAAAAAAATGGTTGATTGATACTAAAAAAAAAATCATACCCGCAGAAGGCCTTGTTGTTCGTTTGATTTAACGAAAGAAGAAGAGCAAAAAAAATGCTTTCATTACAGTAATCTTCAGCCCTTATGGGCGGATGAGAACCTGAAAAAAGGGGGGCAAATATATTAAATAAAGTAATTAAATACATAAATTTTATTACTTTAATGTATATTTATATATTACCACTTTTTATTGGGTTTTGTCTTAACATAATAGCAGCAAAGCAAATACATAAAAAGGCTGAATTATTATTAAAAAATCCGTATACACCTTTACCCGATATTATTCATAATAATTTTCCAAAAATTCATCTTTTTATTCCAGATTACTTTCTTTTTATATGTTTCTCAATTGCTTTATTTAACTATAATTCTCTCGTTAATATCGAAAAGAATTTATTATGTGTTGGCTTATGTACAATAATAAGATCTTTTAGTGTGTTTTTAACAATTATGCCCACGTGTATGCCTGAGCCAAATCATACCGTAGAATATATATATACAAAATTGTTTCTTTCTACACACGATTTAATGTTTAGTGGTCACACATTGTTTTTCATATCTATTGGAAATATGTTAAATAGTCATTTCATAAAAGTTTTTGGACCATTTCTTCTTATTATAGCAAGACAACATTACACAATTGATGTGTGTGTGTCTGTATTAGTGTATTTTTTCGTTTATTCATATATTTAAACATATTAAACATTTCGTTATAATTACTTTATGGAAATACCACGAACATCCTTTTTTGGTTGGTTAGGCATGGTTGTAACTTTTTTATATAAACTACCACAAATATATAAATTATATAAAAGCAAAACCTCAAAGGGGGTTAGTTTAATATCATATTCAATACAAACAATAAGTTATCTACCATATGCCATGCACGGTATAATGATTGATGATTTACCGACTTTTGCTATGGGTGCATTTTCTTTTATATTAAATGTAATATTATGTATGCAAATTATTTTTTATCATAAATATTATGACCAAATACAACCCGTTATTACAACACAACAAGAACCTCAGCAACAGGAACTTCCACAGCGACAGAACTAGTACGATTATAATACGATGTCTCTAACGCCATAGGTATAGGCACAATCTTTGCCTTTTTATATAAACAAGCATTTATACACCCATTTATTCTGTTAAAATAGTCCTTCATTGTAACAGGGCAACACGATAAGCAACATAATACAATTACAAAAATACCTATTAATGTTATTCCTATTCTTGGAATTAAATGCTCACCACAAAACCAACACATTGTTAAGTCAATCGTTATCTATTTAATTAACTTTATAATATATATAATGCTAGGAATATTTGTTGCTGGTGTAGTAGGTTATTATGTGGGTTTATATACATTATTATGGTCACAACTTTACACACCACATATAAAAAGAATTAAAGATAAACCCGTTCCAGACAATTATTTAAAATATAATGAATTATAAATGGCAGATAACACAAAAAAAGAAAAAGAAATTGTAAAATTTTATTATTTTAGCGAACTTGGTGAATGTGGTGATAGCGCAAAGAAACATGAAGAATATTGCAAAAAAATGATAGAAGATGGATATTCGTTAGTAAAAGTTACACCTTTAGGTGATTTGGATGATAGAAGAGACTCTTACGAAGGAACACTAATATATCATTGGCGACTCGTTTCTATTAAACCATTTAAATGATAAAATTTAATATCTCTTTGATCCTCTTTATCATTAAAATTTAAATACATTCTTATGGGTTCCTTTACTCTTGTTGTTTTAATTTCACCAAAAATATCTATGTTCATTTGATAAGTTCTCCTTGTCATGACATCTTTCTTTAGATATTTAAATACAGGATTTAATTCCATATATTCCATATAATGTATTTACTTAAAAAATAAATTATATATTTACGTAAAGATGTTAAAAGCTTTTCATTTAAGCGATGAAACCAAAACTTTTTTAGCGTGGCAGTGGTGTCTTTCTCAAGAAAAAGAAAAAAGAAAACATCCCGAAGAATGTAAAAAATATTATGAATTATATAAGAAAATATTGCAAAAAAAAAAATAATAATAATAATAATTAATATATGATAATTAGATTTTTTGGCTATCGTAATTCGCAAATAAGAAAAATGTCTTTTAAAAGACCTCCTCCTGATTATATTTATAAGCGTGAAGTTGTTCAAAGTGATTTGGATGGAAGTAAACTTAAAGGTGAATTTGATTGTGAAAACGAAAAATGGGTCAATTCAGGTAAAAATTTATATTATCCAAAATACGGCACATCAATTTATGATGATAAAATAATATATGACATTGACAAAAAATTAAAGGAGCAAAATTCAAGGGAAGATTAATTCTGAAGGGAAAGGAACACTGGAAGTTGAATGGGTGCGAAAAGATGGCCAAGCATATCATCCAAAAAGAGGTTCATATGATTTTGGCTTTACAAGACAATAATAATTATAAAATTGAAATAAACATAATTTTTTATTTCAATTAAATGACTACATTACCACATTCTCTAACAAAACATATATTCACATTCATTTTACAACCATATGAAATAAAGTTATTGAATAATACTAATTTAGAACTTGAAGATGTAAAAATATTAGAAGATAAACATAACAATCACATCTATCTTTTGAAAGAATTCGTAGCTAAGACATGTTTTTGGAGAGTAAAATGGTTAAATAAAAATTTTGATTTGGCTTCATCTGACGACGATGAAGGAGAACAATTTCGTGATAAAAAATACGAAAGTAGTAGAGCTGGACTGGAGTTTATCACAACTTATTGGAATTATCATTATCCAGCTTATTTCGCTGAAACTGCTTTAGCAACCGACCATAATAATTGTGAAGAAGAATACATCACAGATGTTTATAAATGTTCCAGAGTTTTAAAAAACCTTATGATGCTTAAACATTATATATGGTCCGATAAACATAATGGTCTATTTAAACCCGGACTTAAACATAGGTCGGTTCATGTATGGAAAGGTGGTAATACTATAGTTATGGAAGGCGACCTTTAAAACATTTACTGAATGGTTGCGTTAAACCCATCAATAGAGCTGATGCAGCCAAACCTTGTAAAAAGGCAGCTCTTCTCACTTTAGCAGATTCTTTTTTAATAGCCATTTGTTTTTTAGTTAGTGAATCTTTGAAAGGAGTTCCTACATTACGCGTCATTATTAAATAATAAATACAAGCAAGGCAATAAACAGCCATTCCATAAGCTAAATATACTGAAATTACACAATTCATTATATATTATATCATTATATTATATAATGACAAAATTTAAGAAAAATAAAACGCGTAAAGGTGGAAGGCACAACATGTCATCAAGGGGCCGGGCAAGCCGGCGCGTGGCCCGCGGAAGGAGTAGTTCGAGAAGAAAAACGGGCAAAACTGCCGCCCAACCGAGCAAGGAGTACGCACAAAAGATGGCAGAATCTTGGACGGAGGTTATGAACGAGACCACAAAAGATGGCAAAATCTTGGACTCCATCATAAAATCGATTGATAATGGAATAAAAGTTATAGCATATAATGATGAAATCCAACCATCATTACGACATATCGATTCGGCTATAACGGGGTGGGTCGATACCGTCTTTCCAAAGTTCGCTCAAAGCCAGGAGGACCAGGAAGCTTTGAAAACATTGCAAGAATTTAAAAAAAAATATTGGGACGTATGGTATTACAGACCCAAAGACGCAGGTTTTTATTTTTCAAACGATGATGAAAAGGCTATTGCGGGCATTGATCAACCGACGGAGAAAAGACCTTTTACCGATGAACACAAAAAAGGTTTGAACTATTATCTTACAAAAACGGAGTACGGAAAGAAACATTTAGCAGAAATTAAAGAAAGAGCAGAAATAAATATTGAACAACTTCAAGATGAGAAAAACAAATTGAACGACGAAGAAAGAAAATTAAATCCAAATAACAATATAACCGAAGGAGCTGGGACAACACATGATTGCGATGAACAAACTTTAAAGAAACCTTTGACCTGTAATGTTACGAAATGTCCAAAATGGAGGGCAAAAATAGCCGCGTGTAAATCTTGGAATGATAAAAAGAGGGAACTTGCGATTGTAGAGCAAAAAATAAATAGTCACAAATTATTAGATTCCTTAAAAAAACATGATGTTTTAAAAGAAGAAGGTGTAAAAGCAGTTGAAGTAGAAGGGGGTAAAAGAAAGAAAAGAACGCGTAGAAGAAGAAAAAAAAGGAAACGTACAAAGAAAAGACGTAAAAGACGACGTTAATTAATAAGAAATATAATAATATTAAACAAAGAAAATATTATTATAAATGGACCTTCCTTTTCTTTACATTGTTGATGGTGTTATAATGATTTCAATATTTTATGCTTGTTTTTGTGTAAACCCAAAAAAATATACAGAAATAGATCTTCACACTCCATTAAAAAATGATAATTATTTAAATTATGAAGAATTTGATATTGAAGAAGGCGATATAGAAGCTTTATAAAATTAACAACTAAATAATTTATTCATATTTTTAACTTCCATTTTATCTTCTTCTTTGAACAATATTTTTTCAATGAGTTTATCATCTCTCAATCTAACACTATAATTTTTCTGTTTATCTTGACGTCCAACGCGTCCAAATGCTTGTATCATCTTCTCTTGTGTCATGTTTTTCAAATCTTTACTTAAATACCCATGACAAAACTGATAATTTGTTCCATAAATATAATCTGAACTCGCTATAATTAAATATAACTTTTGTTGTTCTGCCATTTTTTTCATTATATCTACGTATTTTAAGTTATCGTGCGTTGTAAAAACACCAATACCCATCATTAATAATATTTTCCATTCTCTATCTATATCCAATAACATAATTTTCTGGACAACTTCATCATCTAATTCAGAAGCAAACCCTTTTTTATTCGCACTCTCACACCATAATTTAAAATGTTCTTCGGTATTTGGAATATATTTTTTCTTCAATTGAACTTCGAGTAATTTCGATTTCAACAACCTTATTTTTTCTATATACTCCTCTTGATATTGTTTTTCTCTCGTATTTTCTTTCACTTCTTTATCCAATTTTTTCTCATCTAATTTCGCCAATCTTTGATCTTCTTCAATCGTTAAGACCTCTATTTCTTTCATTATATTATCATTATTAACAATAATACTCATCAAATCTATCAATTCATTTTCTGGTATATTGCTAACTTTCAAATAAAATTTCGCTATTTTTTTTACATCATTTGTAATAAATATAGTAGGTCCATCCGTTAAAGTATGCGCATCATTGGTTGTTATTTTAATCACAGAATCGTGTTCTTTCTCTATCTTTAAATGTTTCCTTATTTTTTGTAAATCATCTTCTTTCATCTTTGATAATAACTTTAAATAATAGAGTTTCAGGGACATTATATTAATCTCTGATATATCTTCAAAATAATTATTCATTTCATATGCTTCTTTAATCAAATTTTTCTTATGCATTTTAATAATAAATCTTGAAATCTCATTAACATCAAAATGTCTCAACATGGTTTTATTCGTATTCAAATATTTCACACATCGTTTCAAATCTTTACAATTGTCGAATTCAAAGTGTGGCATCATTGTTTCCGCATTCGATTTCAAAATTGGTATTGTTTTTTGACATTCGTAACTAACTACATTTATTTTACTACCATTTTGAAATTTCCTCTGGTAACTCATTATCATTGGGTGTAATTCTTTATCATCTGGTAATGTTGCTGAAGACAATACAATATTTGGTATTTCATTCTCTTTCCAATTTCTTTCTAATATATTATGAAATTCGTGATTTTCATAATCCAATGTTATTGTTGGTTCATCCCAATACCACAATAAATCGGTCGCCTCATTAAAGGCTAACATATAACGCATTGCATACAAATAAGATTGAACATCAGATATAATCACTTCTACTTTATCGCCTACTGAGTTATCTACACGAAATATCCCTCCTGTTCGCCTATTTCTTATTATATCCTTCGCCGCAAAATAGTGTAATCTTATATCAGAAGTATCTCTACAACCAAAAGCTATCGCAATTGGTATTTCTGTTGATATACAAGATTTAGCCAATTGTAATCCAATATGTTTCGCAGCACATACAAATATTATTCGTTTTTTTATACCCAATGGTGTTAACGTTTTTCCTGTACCTGTAGGTGCTTGATACAATATCATAAAATTATTTTCATTATTTATTGTATTTAATATCTTCTTTTGATGTTCATATAATTGCACATCGCTATATTTCAACATTGTATCATTCCTCTCTATATAAGAATGCGCATT